TTATCTTATTAATCATATTGTAAACGAACCATATCCCTATGCAATTGTTGACTTGCCAAATTGCTCAATGCTTTTCTGTTGTCGGGAATATCTTTATCTTCAAATGATAAAGAATCTTCGTATTTTCCTCCTTGAATAGTGACGCTATAATAAGGAGTAAATTGAATACTATTAGTTAATTGTGCCATAGCAGCTTGTTGCTGAGCTGCATCGCCGATCGATTCTGCAGCGCCTGTAATAGCTAACACCTCTTCCAACGATCTTTCTTCAGTTTCTTCTTCTTCGGTAATCACTTCTTCTTGAATTTCAGTTTCTTCAAGGTCGGTTTCTGCATTTTCTTCTAAATATCTTTGTACGAATTCATCATAATATGGATCATCATAATCAATAGTGCCTAAAAGCCCATTATCTAACAAATATTGATACATAGAATCAAAATATCCATCACAGCTTGGATCTAATAAAGGATTGTAACAAGTATCAAACTGATATGTGTATGATATATTGGCATCACTAATTGTGCCATCACCATTCACAAATATTTCCCCAGGCCCCCATCTATTACCTGGAATGTTAGTAATCATCGGATCAAATCCAACTTTAGTATTTCCGGGTAACTGATCCCAGCTATCGTTTCTCTCGTATACATAACCACCATTTATTGCGTCTTCATTACGAATAACAACAGTGGCATCAGTAGATGGATCTTTCGTTATAGTATAACGATGAAATACACCACTAACCTCTATACCAGCCTCGGGCGGTAATATATCAGCCATATTCCAACTGTAACCATTGCTAGTAGCGTTATTGGTTTGTCCGGTTATGACTTCAGAGTAGCAATAAGAGTAAGAGGCCACCAACACCAGCGGCACCTTTAAGAGTGCTTTTATCATCTTCATCCATATCTTTCAGAATAGTGCTTCGTTTTACATTTGATGGTTGTTTACCCTCATCTAGTTTCCAAGCTTCCTTAGCAGCATCGCCAATCATTCCATCATATGGGCAAGGTGTGCCAGCATCCATCATAGCATCAAAGATTCTAGAATCTTGACACATAACAGACACGGCAGCAACTTTCATGCCCATGTCATATAAAGTTTTTGCATTTTTGAGTCGTTCACAATTCATATCACGAACTGTTTTACCAGCAGAGATACCAAGAATTTGTGTTTGAACCGCGCCTGAAACACCGATCGTACATGTGTCACTATTCGATGTATTGATCGAAGGTGAAATTGCTGATGGTGGTGCAGTTTTGACAGTTGTAGTTGAATTCGAATTCGAAGTAACAGTACTATCAGTTGTGGATTCAGTAACAATTGGTTCAGCAACTGCTAAAGAGTAAGCAAGAATCAATGGCACTGCAATTAGTAATTTTTTAAACATAGCATAGTCCTATAATATAATAACATTCATATTTATGTAAAAAAAGAGCGCCACAAGGACGCTCTTTTAATTCGGATGGCGTATAGCCTATCCCTGTGCCAAAGGCAGTTATTAGAAGTTAAAGCCAACACCAACTGTTGCTGTGTCGTATTTAAAGTCTTTGTCAGCTGATACTGTACCATATACAGAAACATTAGCAGTTACGCCGTATGTTGCTTTTGCAGATACACCAGTAAAGTTTACTGTTGCGCCGTCTGTAAATGTAGCACCTGCGTGCATTTTTGGTTCAACTAGGAAACCGGCCATTGAAAGTGCTGGTCCAAATTCAAGTGCAGCTGTTTCTGTTTCAATATCATATTCAACGTCACCGGCATAGCCTAGATCAGCTGCAAATGCAGAAGTTGTAAGAGCGAATGTTGCGGCTGTTGCCAAGAGAATATTTTTCATTTTTAGTCCTATAAAATTAAAGTTGTTGCGAGTCCGTTCTGTTTCTAGGTGGTGCTCATACCCACCAGCATTATGCCGCTAGGGCGTAACCTGTAGGTGCGAAATTTTCATTTGCATTTAGTTTAATTGACCAATAACGCAGTCATCCGGTAAACTCCACTTTCACTTTCACACCTGTCGATCCTAATTTCGACCCCATCAAAAAGATACGCTCAAGAGTTTTTCTAACTTCTAAAATTTGAAGTCTCAATTCTTCATCTCTTGTGTTATGATGAAGTTCTACCAACTCTTTAGTGTGTTTCAGTTCAAACTCTAAATATTCTTTTGAATATTGTTTCATTGTGTATCCTTATGGTGGAGTCGCTGGGTACCGCCCCCAGGTCCAGAATGTGTCCACGTTGCTTCAACGTTTACAGGTTATATATTAACATAAAGGATGGATTAAGTAAACCCCTATATTATAGTTTTAATACTGTGACTTTTAAATCACTTTTTACGAAGCTTTGCTTTGATATCCTCGAGTCCGGGTTTGACGTACGGTTTGGATTCCGGTACCGGTACAGCTTCAGTGGGTTTCTTATCCCATCCATGGCTGCTTCTAAGAGCGGAGATTCTTTTCCGTATATTATTGGTTTTTTCATAGATAGATTCTACCTCTTTTTGACGCTGTTCCATCTTATTCTTGTGGTCAGTCATCCGCCACCAATTAATAGCTTTTTTAAGGATACATTTCATATTCATGACCTAAGCCGTCAAAACGATAGGCTAGAGTGTAATACAAAGCATCAATGGCTTGATACAATTGTTCTAGAGTGCCATTATTATCAATAACATAATCAGTCATCCATGGTTCTAGACTCATAGACGACTTATCTTCAGGTGGAAGATGGTCTGAGCGATCTACCCAAATAGCACAATCAATCAAGCCAGCATTCTTGATACCATGGAATTCACGTTTATTACGAAGACCTGCATAGATGTCAGAAATCTCAAAGATCTCACGGCCAATGGTAGCAGGATCGTCTTTACAGCGTGCAGCAATAAGATCATACCATTCTGATCTATGGTTACCACGATCTTCAAAACATTCTTGTACAGTCTTATAACCATATAGTGGTGCCAATACAGGAAATACAGTATGCTCTGCATTATGCATACTTGAAGATGCAAACTGCAATCCGTATTTTGATTCAAAGTATTCTGCTACAGTATCTTTACCGTGTCGAGCATGTCCGACAATCAATAGTTTCATTATTAGTCTTTCTTATAAAAAATGTGAGCGCCAATTTTAGTTACTTCAGTATAAGCATTTGCCCACGAAGGATTTACGTAGTCAGCGTGGTAAAACACTGCACCGTGTACAAAGTCATCTTCTTCATTTTTATATACCCTTTCAGCAATATCTTTGGCAATTTCCCACTGCTCGGTTTCTTTTGGAGTATGGTCTTTAATCGTATGGGTCCAGCTAAATTGCTTACGCTGATATACTACTTTACATACATTATTTGGCCAGCTTTTATGCGCTACACGGTTCATCGTAACCTGTGCAACTGCGATTTGGCCAGCAATTGGTTCACCACGTGCTTCGTGGTAGATGTTAAGCGCGAGGCAGGTTTTATCCTTTACTGCCTTGGCCTTTGCTTCTTCTGATGTACAGCCTATAATAAAACCAACTACTATAGCTACTGTCATCATAAATGATAGTGCGTTAGTGATTTTCATTGTTCTGCCTCATTAATTATTACATTATTACAACTGTTATACCATATATGAAAAGGAGTGTAAACAACTATTTTCGCTTAATCTAGTTTTTTTATGCCAAGGGCCCAGTTCTCTGCAGCATCCTCGACATACCGCAAAGATTTGTTAGGGAAATCCTCTGTAAAAAACATTCTACCGTTATCATCAAAGTACTTGATATAGGTCATTTCTTCTTTTAAATCCATATGGACTTCACAATGACCTCGGCCAGGAGGATCAGCATAATACGTTGAGATTTTTCTATTCATCATGTACAAATTCCTCTACCATTGGGAAGATCTTAGCGATTGCCTTAGCAACTTCACGCGCAACTTCAATGTGTTCTTTCTGTGTTCCGTTACCTGAGCGTAGTTCAATGTAATGAACCCAAGAACGAAGTGTTCCATTCATATACACCTTGCTTACAGTATTGCCTTCAGGAAGAACACAACGTGCCTGTTCTTTTGCAATACCATTCATAATTGCCCATTGATACGCTAGTTTTGCTTCATGAATAATCTGGGTTTGTTTCATTACCCAAGCTTTTTGCAATTCAAGATCGTCACTTTCAATACTATTCTGACGATTCTTCGGATCTTGTAGACGCGCTTCTCTTAGAACAAAGGAAACATCAAGGTCGTTAGGATCGGCGTAGCGCTGGCTAAATTCCTGAAAGTAGAAGCTTCTGTGTCGGAGGATTTGCCGCGCGATGTCCCGCGTTGTGTCGATCCCGATTGTGGCGTTGCACATTTCGAGTGGTGACCAGTGTTTGTGCTTGACGAGATATCGGACAAGTCTTTCTCCGGTGTCTTTGTTGAACTGGTTAGCTGGGTTAGATACTCTGGCACAGTAGGCAATAAGCTCGAGTGCGTCATTGAAGTGCTCCTTAAATTCTTCTGCTGGTGCTGGTTGCACAACCAAATAGGCTTTCATAGCCTCATTTGCAAATTTCATATTATTCTCCCAGCGAAAGAAGAGGATTACGAGCGCCTTTCATTTCAGACCCGCCTTGAATGTATTTCACATAGGCCTTACCGCTAACTTTATATTTAATAAACCTACGATTGGTTTCCTCTTTGTTAGGATTTTCGAGGGTAATAGTAATATCTTTACCCTTTGCAAGTGCATCGAGCTTCCGAAGCATTTTGTCTGCGTTTGTTACGCCTTGACTGCCGTATCCAATGGATGAACGACGCTCACCCTTTGATACGTTGCCAGTGCTCTGTCTTTTCTTTCCCATAATATTCTCCTAGAATTTAAAGTCTTCAAATTTTTTCTGATCTTCACCCTGATTGGTTCGATCAAACATTGGTGTGTCTTTCATTAAGTTTTGGCTAGTATCATCAGCATCAAACAATCTCATCTTAGATCTATCAATACCAACAACAAAGCGTTTGTTTTTATTTGGGTCGTTGTATCTATTCTTCAATTGTTTGACCATAATCTGGCCTTGTGCATCTAACTCTTCGCTGGATACCAAAGCGAACATTAGGTCTGCGGTAGCGGGTAGTCCAAAAGACTCGGAGGTATCTTCAAGCCCAGGATCCGAACTAGAATAACCAGTACGAGTCGTTTGGGTTGCAGAGACGATCGGTAAGTCGAATTCGACGGCAAGGCCACGTAGTTCTTCAGCAATGGCTTTAATGTATGCATAGCTGTTTACTGATCCTCCCATTTTCATTCTTGCTGATGCACAGATATTAAGATAATCTACAAAGATAATATCTGGAACAAAGGCTTTTTTAAGTTTCAATTCATTCAACAATGCTCTGAAGTGATTAGCATTAGCCGAACCGGTTGGATACTCTTTAACAATAAGTTTACCATTAGTTTTAGTCTTAAGACTGTTTACACGATCTTTAAACATCTGCTCATCCATACTATCAATTTGTTCGATAGGAATGTCAAGCAAGTTGGCGTCGATACGTTCAGCTACACGTTCTTCACTCATCTCCATGGATATATATAGAACATTTCTGCCTTCATTCAAGGCTGCAGCTGCAACATGGCACATAAACAGAGACTTACCTACGCCAGTGCCAGCAAGAGCAATGTTCAGTGATTTATTAGCAAGGCCGCCTTTAGTAATTAGATTGAAATATTCGATATCAAATGGGATCTTTTCTTCCTGTGAATGATAAAATTCATATCGTTCATTAACATTCTCAAGATAGTCATGACCAATATTTGTATCAAATGTAACCGCCAAAGCTTTTTGTAGGATATCAGGCAAAGCATTTTTTGTGAGGGTCTTATGCTTACCATCAATAATGCTAATAGACTCCATAACAGCATTGAATAGTGCACGATCTTGACACCACTTCTCTGTTTTATTATAAAGCCATTCATCATCAATATCTTCAATCTTAAAGATTTCTGGGATGATTTCTACTGCATGACGATAGTGCTCATCAGACATAGTTTGATTATCATCAAGTTCAATCTTAAATGCTTCAGCTGTAGGCAGTTTATTATACTTGGCAACAAACTTGGCTACTTCACGAAATAGTTGTTGATATACTCCTTCAAAATATTCGGGTTGGATGAAAGGGAGTACACGCCTCATATACTCATCATTCACCAATAGGTTTCTTAGAACAGTTTGTTCTATGTTTGCATTAATCAAAGTTCACCCTTTTCTCGCATTGCAGCACGGATCTTAGTTGCTGAGATACTATGTGTCTCTTCTCCAAGATCGTGTTGCGTGAATGTGTAACCAACACCTCGACCGTAGCTAATGTCTACGATGTTTGGTACTTTCATAATAACATATTCAGAGCCCGGTGTAAACCCCTCTTCTCGCAATCCATCTTCAATAGCATCACAAACATAATCGTAATAAAATGGATTATCATCTTGGGTTGCAGTACGTCCACCTCCGGCATCTTCACCAACAATGCCTTCGACGTCACGTACCATAATAACCACTTGGCCTACATCTGCATGCGCTTTCTTAAATAGCTCGGTGTGCCCGTCATGCCATGGCTGCCAACGACCAAGCATTTCTGCTGTGGGCTTCTTCCAATCAAACATTATATTCTTCCTTTAGCACTCTTGCTATTTCTTCGATCGCTTCTTCTGTTTCAAACTTATCCACGCGAATATCCCAGTCCTTGGGATTCTCGAAGATCTTGTTTGTGTCTTCAAATCGCCCGGTGGTAATAGTGTCCATCCAAATAGTAATATCCGCGTCAAACTCTTTACGGGTTTCACACGTAGGGCACACGAAGTCACAGATAACTGTTCGCCCCCGCTTGTGTTCGAAGTTAGCGAAGGTGTTCATACGTTCCGCCTGCCGGCGGCGACCAGGACCACTGAAGTCCCAGTCGTTCGCCATGTTACGAATACTGTCTGCGTTGTACCACGCACACTCTAGCTGTTTCTGTAGTCGCTGGGCTAGATAGGTCTTACCACTGCCTGGTAGACCGCAGATCAAGATTTTCATTATTTTTTATTTTCAAGCGCGCGCGCTGCATTCTCTAATATTGAATCTAATATCATACTTGCATGGTCTTGTAAATCAGTATTTGAATCACTCAATTCATCGTCAGGGGATGATACGACGTCAAAGTTAAATGTCATATATTCTTCATCATCTGACACTTTAAGTTTAGTGAACTTGAGAATCGTTTCAGTAAAAGCTCCAGATAGAATACGAATATCCCAATTTTCACCTTCTGAGGGAACAAGTTCATAATCTACGTTTTCATTAAGCAACGGTTTACCTTCTAAATCAAATGCGCTCATACTAAATGCCCTCTATCGTTGTAGCCAGGATATTTTAAATCTGGCAGAATTTTTTCTACGTTAAATTGTATATGGTGTAAATATCGTTTTTCCATATCATTAAAAGCGTCTCTAGAATGCATGCTAAACGTTTGTTCACTAATAACCACATCTCCATCTTCCCATTGGTGAGAATACACGAATTGTGGTTGAGTCAGATATTGTAAAAGCTCATCAGCGATTTCTAAAGATTTTTCTTCGCTCATACCTTCAATGCAACCGACTTGCAATGGGGAAAAGAAAAATGATTTATCCCCAAAATCGTTTTCTACGATAATATTGTCCCATATACCCATATTTTTTATGATAAGATTTTCTTCGATGCGCCATGCATGAGTGCTCCTATCGCTATCTTGTTGGTATCGTGTATTATAATGGGAAACCCTTAATCCGCCATAGAAATTCTTTTCTTCTTCAGAAAGGGCATTATATGCAAGAAAATTATTGGTAAAATTTGTTACTGATCCAGTAGTATCAGTAATGCCATACAGCCAAACACAAGGTCTTCTATCAGGATGCCCAATCCTATCACTGTGCCATTTTAATTCAGTTTTATGACTAAAATGTCCAGGTCCACCATTTGTACCAGGTTTTGCTGTAACTCTTAAAATTCCCGGATATTCTTTAATAAAGATATCCTGTTGATCGGACGGTAGATTATCCCAATATTCGGCAACATCTGCAAAATCATAACTACCAAATGATCCACAAAAGTCTAACTCCTCTCTGGGAGTTAGCTTTTGATTTTTCCACACAACAACAACGTTTTTGCGCAACAATTCAAGTGCTTCAAGCTTATCTTCTAAAGACATATCCTGAATTCGGTTATGTATTCTAACAACCCAACCATTTTCCAAAAACGAATATTCTAATGCCAATTGTTATTCCTCGCTTTCTAGTACAATATCATCCATATTAACAAGAGACTCATGTCCAATTTGATATTGTTTTTTCAAGAATTCTTTAAAGTCGGTGTTCTCAAAGATAGGTTTCCAGAATTCTTCTGTTAGTGTATCCTTTGCACGATATTTAGTATCTACCAATTCGCCTGTTTCTTGATCTACATGACAGAACCATCCATTCGACGGTTTAGCAGCATAGTTACCAGCAAGAGCAACATCAAGAAGACCTGACCATTTCTCTACGCCACCTTCCCATGATACCGAAATAGGGATCTTGGACTTTTCTTTAACAAAGCGAGACTTCTCAACATTGATAACAAAGTGATAACCTTTAATCTCAGTACCAACTTTATCTTGTTGACGACCGAGGATCCAGATATTATCTGCAGAGTAATAAATCCCAGTGCCACCAGATACAATAGCTTTAGGAAACAGCCCAATTTCTTGATATGTATGGTTAATAGCCAACATAGGAATATTCTTCATAGCAAGATATGGTGTTGCCATACGGAACAAACCTTTCAATGCTTTGGCTCGTGACATATCTGCTACTGACTTTTCATTCAGAGCATCTTCCATTTCTTTCTTCGATGCAAGGTTACCAATAGAGTCAATAACAACAATTACATTATCCTTACGATCAAGTTGCTCGAGCTGGCCAATAAGATCAAACTTAAGTTCTTCAACATTCATAATAGGAGTATGAAGAACCCGAGCAGGATCAATACCAAACTGCTTGAAGTATGACTGAGGTGAGCCAAATTCTGAGTCATAGAATAGAATCACTGCATCATCGTATTTCTTTAGATATGCACCTGCCATAAGAAGAGCAAATGAAGTCTTAAAGTGCTTTGAAGGGCCAGCGAGAACAGTAAGTCCAGGAGTAAGACCTCCATCTGGATCACCTGATAGTGCAACGTTCACCATCGGAACGTCAGTTTGCACCATATCTTTTTCATTGAAGAACTTTGACTCAGACAATACTTCAGTCGTCTTAAGCTTAGAGTTCTTTTTCAATCTGTCCATAATTGAAGACATTAAATAAATTCCCATTCGATATTTGTTTCATTAAACAGATCCATAGACATTTTCCATGAGTCAGCCCAACGTGGATCATCAGGATTACCTTGCATGACTACACGTTTTATTCCAGTTTGAATTAAACCAAGTGCACACCTGTTGCAGCAAGGCAATCCCGATACGTACATTGTAGCACCATCAAGTGATACTCCATTATATGTAGCGTTGTAAATAGCATTCATTTCTGCATGAACGATTAATTCATATTTAAGTTCACGATTATTATAGCGATAATCAGCATCATCTATACCACGAGGAAAGCCATTATAACCAGTGCATAAGACTTGGCCTTTATCGCTAACCGCCACTGCACCTACCTGTGTTGATGGATCTTTAGACCAGGAACTAACCTGTTGTGCCATCTTAATATAGCGAAGATCCCATTTGCGAGACATATCTTTTCCTAATGTTGTGGATGATTAATTATAACAAAGTTATCCGCCAATGTAAACATCCATTTCTGGACGATACCAAACTTTTTGATTATGAATACGACCAAGCAGGTTATAAATTTGCGATGTTTCTTCTGATAGCTCTAGAATCTTTTTAGCAGTGCTAGGAGTCTGACACAGCCCCGATAGTTCAGCAAGACGAGTATATAGTGCCTTCTCAATATGTGAGATATCATTTACAGTAAGAGTGAAGTTTGTATTAGGTTTCATCGGGTTTCTTTTTCCTTTTGTGCTCTTAAGGCCGCAAGAATATAAAGCCTATGTTGTCTGTATTCTTGTACAACTTGCGCGAATGTCTTTGTCATGCTAGTAGCTCCGTTAGTGAGTGTGTACTATTATTTACTTTCTTTTGATATGCAACAGGCCTCCAAATATCTGGATACATAGGCGTATCATCTTCGTTCATCATATAATAACCAGAAGCATTAGTAAGACCACGACCTGAACGGTCAAGGTTATTCAAAAATCTAACATAGATGCATAATGTATCTTCATGTGCAACAGCATTAGTACCTAGGCGTTCAGTAAGATTTGCTAATGCCGCGTCATGATATTCGTGTTCGCTCATGCCCTTAGGTCTGCGAAACATTTGCTCGATTGCCTGTCTTGCATTATTGCCACAATACAAACTAGAATTTGGATCAACATACTGTGGATGGTACGTAGCGATGTCAGCAATCATTTGTGCATAAGGAAAGTTCCAGCGACGTACACCTCTATCAATATTCTTTTGATTAAGCCTGTCAGTCAATTTCTTTTGATCTAAAGGCGCGGCGTTATTCATAGCAAGATTTTCTTCTAACCAGCCAGTCAATTCCTTCATCAACTCTAGACCAAAGGTAGTAATGTGCTGTGTCAGATTCAAGCCCTTTATCGGTGTAGGATTTTGGTTTCCGATAGTAGAAAACATTTTGCGGTCTGCGGCTTTCCATTCCTTCATAAGGTTAGCCATTTCATCTGCAGTCTCATATAACCCAAAATGCGTTACCACTGAATGGTGATAACCGTGCCAATCCTTGCCAGCATAAAACCCTGAACCAGTACTACGATGAACGTAGTAGGCATAAACGTGTTCTAATAAAGACCACTTATCTGTCACATATTTTTTAACGCGTTCTTGCACGGCTACTGGTCGCTTCTTAAATACTCGCTGATCAGTGCCGTAATTTAAATCCTGATTGACATTATTGAAACCTTCATACGTACGAGATACACAATTGTAAGCAGGAATGTTTTGCATCAGCGGGTCGTTGACATGCTTATTGGCCTCAGGGCCAAGATAATCTAGGTCGCCGATTAGACAGTTCTCTTCTAGCCAAGCGGACTTTGGCCAGAAGTAATTTACGTAACAATCATAGTTTGGTCTTGTTTCAAGTGCTGTCATGACATGAATATCTCCAGTGGGTCGTGTGTTAGCTCACCCCAATTCTTCCTACGATACTTCATAGGATTTAGGTGAACCGATTGTGGTCGTTCCATGTTTCCAGTTGCATAGATTTCTGGATCCATATCGTACCATTGGTTAGGACATTTGACAATGCTCATGCCAAGATCAGTCATGCATCGCTCCATAAGCTTGACTACAGCAGAACGTTCTTCTCTAGAACCCGTAAATGGGCGCTTGTCATAGTATCCAGTCTTTGGCAACTTGCGACCTTCAAACTCGATAGGCCATGGCAATCCATACTCTACTTCAAGACCAGTGCTTTTACCAAAATCGTTAAGGCTACTTATCATGGTCTCAACATCAGCATTGAGACGAACAATATGATGGCGAATATCAATATTACCAAGTGATATAGTTAAGCCTTTATGATAAGATTTAATATGAGAACGAATATATTCAAAATCCGTATTAATTTGATTATTTAGAGTAGTTCCATCTTGTTTGACAGTTGAACTATTTAAAGGTGCATAGGCACACGTGTGACTATCACCAATAGCTAACCATTCATGCTTAAGATCAGAACCTACTATGCTTTTTGCTTCAGACAGTTTTTGAGTAATGGCATCACACCAGCCCTTATCTTCTACGTCTTTTCTCTTTTTTAGCTGTTCACCATAAGCAACAGGAGGACCATCTAGAAAAGTAATATTTTCTGCATTAAGAAAATTATCTACGCTTGATTTCAGAAAGTCATTAAACCCACCCATAAGATTAATTGTACCACCAAAGTTAGCGCCAGGTAATACGTAAATATCCTTATGAAATGAATTTTTATGGTCTAAATCAATCTCAAGGTTCTCTGACCACGTACGAGCATAGCCAAAGCTGTGGCTCGTTTCTTTTTTAGGTATTTTAGCAAATGTTCCAACTATCCTTGCCATAATATAAATCCCCTTAAACTACTAAATTAAAATGTCTTTCATATACATGCAAGTTCATTACTTGCCAGATCAGGTCACCTTTTGTAAGTTCATAACCTTCTTCATTTAGATTATCAATAGCACGATCCATAAGATGTTGTGCCCAAGCGTAATCATTCTTATAGCCAAATACTACATCATTAGAACGCATTTGCGATACCATATGCAGTTTATTATCACGAATATAAAATGTTTGAGCATTAGTACAGATAAAATCAGATTTACCATTTTCGTTGTACTCAGCCCAAATAGAGGGACGATTATAAATCATCTGAGCACGCCGGCTATCTGGATTCGCAATCAACTCGGCAATGGCGTTATAGTACTGATTATAAAACTTTGGAGAGTCTACAAGATATCCGTAGTTTGAATTGATATTACCATACTTATCTGCTGAATACTTCCAAGCAGCAGGAGCATCAGCACCGGACTCTGTGTTAATATCGTAGATGTTAGTAGACTGAGACTCGTACCAAGCAATCTCTTTATCAATGTATTCTTGATTAGGAATGCCGAAGATGGATGGTTCATCGGCGATGAATGATGCACCTAGCATCTCAATAGTCTTGGCACCAGTTTTATCAATGGTATATCGCTGGGCGTCCAGTTCGTCAAAGAAGTGGTCACGAATATCAGTCACTTTTAGCATTATCAGCTACTCTCTTTCTAAGTCCAGATGATGAAAATCTATGGTTCCGTTTGTTGAAGTGGAACTCAATACCTATTTTACGACAAATATCTTTGCCTGTAAACTCTTTTTCTTTATATTCTTCTCCTAGAATACGAATATTAATTGGATACATTTCTAGAATATCTAGGAGATCTTGTTCAGAATGATATACTACAATCTCATCAACATATTTCACTGCCGATAGTTGTGCGTATCTTTCTACAATAGTCTGAACGGGTTTATTCTTCTCAGGTCTATCGTAACTCGGATCGACCTGTAGTCCGCAAATAAGATAATCACATTGAGCCTTGGCTTCGCGCAGCATCATAATATGCCCGGCGTGAAGCAAGTCAAATGTGCTACAAGTAAATCCAACTTTCATGTTTATCCTATTTTTTACGTCTACGTTTTTTATTAACTGTTCGACGAACATCAAAAACTATTTTAAATAGTGGAAGAATTTCAATTCTAAACCAGCCTAGTCTAAAATTAAGTCTCATTTTTTTCCACTTGCCTTATATTTGATCGGCTTAAGAGCCTTTGCTTTTTTCTTTAAGCTTTTGTTTTCACGAATTGCACCAGATTTAGTTTTTACTAGTCTAGATTGTTTTGCCATGTTCATACCTTTTTATAAGCATATTCCAAGGCTCTGTCAGCCTCGATTTCAATTGGTCGGTTTTCATACCAACCACCATTTTCCATATCAAATTGCTTACATAGTTCAGCGATTTGAGAAGCTTGAATAGGATATTCCTTATCAATTGCTCTAGCCGATATTGCTACCATGATTTGATACATCTTATGATACCAACCGGTTTCGGTAATAGTAGAATATTCAGCAGCAAGCTTCTTAGGCCAAAACGGGCAATCATGATAACTTGACCAAATAATGTTGGTATTTTGCATCATCGACTTACGATGATTGACTACTTGTTCTACGAGTTCAGGAGGTAGTCGATCGAGAAACGTGTTACCACTCTTAGCCCTATCTACGTAGGGGTAACGGGCAAGAAGATTGTCAACATCAATAGGATTGCCACTCCCACTGAATATAAAATTATCAGCCTCGTCATATGTTGCAGGGATGTAATACATTCGGCTGAGGTCTTTACATTGTTTATCTCCTGACTCGTCAAGGTGAGATTGGAGTGCGAACCAAAAGTGTTTGATTTCTGCCACTGGTATATGGCGATCAAGTTCGAATACGAGTCGGAACTTTTTCTTAGTAGGGCGACTGCTTGCAGTGCTGTAGCAAACAAAGCGCCAATCACCAGCAAGTTTACGTACAAAATCATTTAGGTTTCCATCAATCTCAATGTCATCAACGTCAACAGCTGCCCAACCTGCCCAAGCAACAACATTCTTATTGGCTCGAGTAGTATCTGGTTTATATATAGCTGGCGAAAATAATTCAGCATCTACTTTTCCTTTCTTAGGTTGCTTAGACAATTCATACAGGAGTTTCTCTAGCTCGTCAAAGCTAGAGAAATCCATTCGCCGATGAGTTTTGTTGTCATAGGCATATCTTTGTTGTTCTTCCCACCAGCGAGGTGGTTTAAACAGCGTTAGGGATAGCACCGTGATTATCCTTATGTGTTGGTGGTGTCCATCCAGATGGCTTAAGAAGATCTGGAAGTCCAAATGGGTTTGGCCGGCCAGGCTTTACACCAGGCGATTTTGTCATATTCGCTTCGTATACACGATCCCATGCTTCATTAGGATCTACGCCGAATACATCTAGTGTTCCAATCGCAAAGACGCAAAGGTCAATCAGGCCATCAACAACTTCTTCAGCATCACGGTCAAAGAGTGCAGCATCAATAGTTTCATTCATTTCTTCCATACACATTTTAAGACGGAAGCGTAGATACTTCTGCATAAGTTCTTTATCGTGTTTATTCTTTTCCATCCAATCAGTAACACCAAACTTGTGGTGCATCATGCGGATATCATTAGGCCAGTCGCTCATATTATACTCCAATTGTTAACTTCATTATTATACTTCATATTTCTTATTTTGTAAATGTATTAATTCATCATACCACGCGTTCATATCAAACAAGTTGATAACCTTATCTGTTTTGTTAGCAGATACATTTATTGTTATTTTATTTGTATCACGGAGAATTTTTTGGCCGCAAATTACAACATCATCATTTATAACATCTTCAAATTTTATATCCTGATGGATTGGGAATCCATAAATGTTATTATTATGTTCAGCATTTTTATCATAACAGTAATAAAAATGATCTTTAAAATTATTATAATCAATCGTTATTGATTTGCTAGATTGGACACCGTATTCCTTAGAAGTTTCAGCTATAACAGTACTAAATAATTGATCTTTGAAATTATTCCTACTTAATCTAATAACATAAAAATTTTCTTCTATTAACATGCATTTAAATTTTTCAATATCGTCTAAATTTAAATTATTTGCTATATCGGTATGCAGAACTTTAAAAACAACATTATCATTAGATCTTGCTTTTTTTCTACAATAATTAATATACATGTTTATTTTTTCAGTATCTTCTGGTTTCATATATGTAAACAATTCTTCAAATAAGAAATTGCTGTCCTGCGATAGCAATTTCTGTAGATTTGATGATGCTGTTCTAGGATTAGCATATATTAATATGTTTTTTGGTATCATCCGAAAATATCATCCATTGTAATTTTCTCTTCAGCACTCCAGCCGATAGCATCCAGAATTGGCTCAAGTGGATCTAGGAATGTTTTTTGAAACTGAAGGTCATAATTGACATGCTTATGTAGCTTCAATTCTTCAGGCAAATACTCTGGAAATGCAATGACATTCTCTTTGACTGGATTAGGCATCTTAAGATAACAGAATTTTACTTTCTCACCAGCCTTAATAGTTTCATATGTTGAAGACAACCCGTTTATCTTTAGATGGTGATTATAAAGCAAACTCCCACGTACGTGAATGGGCGTGCCTTTTGCATAGACGGTTTTACGACGTTCCCATTTCTTAAGATCACTTACTCCACGAGGGAAGGCAACTTTCTCGGGAGGAAGCTGTTTAAAGTCTTTCTTAAACCTTGCAATAAAGTCTTGAGTACCATGACGATCGCCAGTAAGCATCATCTTAAACGCCGCCTTAAACTTGTCACGAACAACCTCAGGAGTAGAAGACTTGATAGCTTCAATGCCCATAATCTTCATCTTAGGCTCTGCGTATTGCACACCTTCAGAGTTATGAACATTGAGAATGTATCGTTTCTTAGCAGTCCAAATACCACGGTCAGCAATAACCTCACGTGCCATAACCATACGTTTGTCAAATGCGTTCATGTGATCATACAAGTTGTCATATGATTTCTCTAGCAATGGGATGAAATGTTCTTCACAAATCTTATCAAGTGCTTTGACCGGATCTTCAGGTTTAAGCTTTTTAACAAACGCGCCAAAGTTAACATAAACCGAGTCAGTATCGATAGCAATAACATAATCACGGTCGTTAGTCTGAAGAATACGGTTCATCTCAGCATTGATAGCACGTTCTGCCCATTGGATAGTAAGCTGACCTGACAGTGTGATGCCTTCTGCCATACGCATATCAAAGTAACGGAAATACTTATTACCCAAAGCTCCATACAAAGAGTTAAGAAGAATTTTAATAGCCATCTGACGGTTTTCAAGCTGGTTAATTTGCCGTTCGAGTTCTACTGTTTTATTCTTTTGATACTCTTGTTCACGCGCAAGCATTTCTTTCTTGACAGCTTTACGTTCACTATAGTAATCGACAATAAGCTTAGGCAAGAATCCTTGCTTATCTTTACGATATGAAGATCCGTTAATAGCAACAGCGACATTCATATCTCTAGCGCGAGGATCAACTGGCGTGTTCATATAATGCTCAACGCCTTCTTGGAAACGACCTTCCATAGATGTGACCAAAGTCTCGGGTGACATATTATATTGAACAATCAAGTTAGGATACAGCGAGTTAAGGTCAAATGATACGACCCAATCGTGTGCTCCAACATGAGGTTCTTTCACGTATCCGCCTGGATAGGGGTTCTTAACCTTTGGATCATTCGGCGGAACTGCGATCTTGGATTTACTCAACTCACGGTAAATGATTGAGTCCCAGATTGCAGTGGTTCCCATTGTGTCTTGATAGTTAACACCTCCACGATATGCCATAGTCATAGCAAGTGTAATAAGATCCATCTTTTCGTCAATACGTTCCACAAGCATAACGTCTTTGATGTTATAATCGATATAAAGCTGATAGTTTTCTTTATAAAGGTTTTGTAGGTTACCATATTCTTCATATGATAGCTTACGTTCTCCAAGAACTACATATGCAATATGATCAAGTTTATATGACTCTTGAGCGCCGTATGAATAACCAAACTTTTTAAACAGCTCGATGTAGTCCATCTGAGTAATACCTTTGATATCAAAAGCACACTGTGGTGAACCATTTACGGTAATTTCTTGGCGATCTACCATATTCCATGGAGAGAAAGCTTTAACCGCTTCTTCAGCACCGAGTCGAGCAATGCGATTTAAAATATAAGGAACGTCGAAGAATCTGATATTCCAGCCTGTAATAATGTCTGGGTAATTGTCTTTCCAGAACTTGATATACATCGCAAGCATTTCTACTTCGCTTTTACCACGATGCTCTTGGACAATCACGTCTTTCAGGATAGATTTATCTTTATCCCAGTCACCGAAGTGGAAAACGTGATATACGGCAGACTTACTTGACTTATGCGTAATAGCTGTGATAGGATGTGCAGCTTCATCAGGAAGAGGGAAACCATCTTCAGAATGGACTTCGATATCGATATTAGCGACATTGACCATTGAGCGGTCAAATTTAATATCACCTGGAAACTTATCAGTAATAAACTGATGAATGAAATTGGACGTGCCATATACTTCAGCGTTATCAATTTCTTCATAACGCTTACAAAAGTCAAGTGCTTCGGACATAGAGTCAAACTTGACAGGAGCAACTGGTCGACCTTGTAGGGTTTTCCAGCCGGTGTCTATCTGAGACGTGACATACATTGTGGGTTTAAATTTGTATCGGTGTTCAACAGCAGTGCCGTTGTCAGTGTATCCACGATATAGGATACTATTCCCATAACGGGAAACGTTTGTGTAAAAGCTCATATTACCTCCATAATCTAAAATATAGTATCACAGTTTGAGGTTATTGTACACCCCCATCGTAAGAGCCAAATGCCCAATATCTTTCTTTGCACCACCAGCATTCTTTACAAGGAGACGCTGAACTTATAACACAACTAGATGTCATATTAGATAAGTCTTTTAAACCAAAATGGTTATATTGAGCTGCTATGAATTTTTTATTAACTGTGGCAAAGGGAAAAACAAATTCTATACCAGGTTGTTTAGTCATTGCAATTAGCTCTTCCTCATTTGGATCATACGATCCGGTAGGTCGAGGAAGTCCTGGCATGCCGCGAGTAGTTCCATCTAAAACGGTATCACAACCGATAATATTAAATAAGTATTTTCTGGCTTCTCTAAGATAAGTGTTTTTACTTTCGGTGTCAATATCCGTTTGGTGATAGGTATGTAAGTACGGATTTTGAATACTTTTTCCTATAGGCAAGTCTTGGATATATTTTACAACATCCTTTCCGATATTGTGAACTTTGCAATTGGGCGCAGCTGCATCGTATGATATAGTTGGCCAAATTTTTACTTCATTCAATTGATCCCTACTATGTATCATAAGAGCCGTACAATACAAAATTAAGGCGGAATCAGCTCCGCCTGAAACGTGAATTCCAATATTTTTCCAATGAGCTGGAAATTTTTCAAAGAAGTCTACTACAACCCCATCATATTCTAAAATCATCTAATCACTCCTACCAAATGGTATCTAGTTTCGCTGGATGCATTAAATGCGGTATGCATTTTAGATGTATCTGTCATATACCATTGATTTTGTTTTAGGTGCTTAATCTCATCATCGATTACCATAAAGCACCCCTCTTGCGTTTTTATTGGAAAATGTATTCTTTTACTAAAGTCGGTATGCCAGGATAAACATGTATGAGGTTTAGATTTCATAATTCTAACCCTTCCTAAACTATATTTTTCAGAAAGAGCATTATATATTTTCTCAAATGATGTGCCTTTAAATATAGCACATAATTCAGTAAAATCTTTTTCGTGTAACCTGTTTGGTTTTGGCGTTTTAATTTTTTCGCCATTATCACATAATACCCAATCCCATACCATGCTTCCCACGCCAATCTGACAATTGTCTTCATATCCAACAGGATAATTTAAGCACACATTATCATATTCACATATGGACTTTAATTCTTCTAGAAGATTTTCATATACTGGAAGGTCGTATAATTCTTCAAAGTTTGCCATTATTAAAATACCTATTCATATCGTTATGCCTCTCAACAATATTCATGAGTTCTTCTTGAGCTGCTACTGCTGTATCAAACTCAAAACCGTCATTGACGTGATTAATAATTGTCCAGAATTGTTCTTTATCCATAGAAGTCATGCAATATATTGACATTGCCGCCATCATGAAATCAAATTCGGTTAGGTCGCCGTAAAGATCGTCTTCGTTCTCTTTAGCCATAAAAAATACCTCCGTATTGCTACAGAGGTATTTATTATATTTTACTTAATCTTTTGTAGAAACGAATGAATACATCTCTTTGGCTTTTGCCATTAGATCTTCAGTGGAATACATCTTATAAGCTTCTTTCAACTTATCTTCAATGTCCGTACGAGCTTTGTTGCCTTCAGCAACCATGTTTTCATAGAACTGGATGTTCATATGATATTGCTGATCCAAATATTCTTTGGCTAGTTGCAACATATCTGCACGGATTTCGAATGGATTCTTATTGCTCATTTTGTCACCTTTGCCATAGCTTCACCTACTGCATTGGCAAATGCGTTGGTTTGCTTCATTACATCTTTTGTATATTCTGTTTGTGTTTTAATGAAGTCATTAAGCGGTTTGCTAATCGCCTCATCTTTAACCCATGTGTCAACCCAAGTTTTCTTTGCGTTTTGGATTGTGTCAATAAACATGTTTGTCATATAATCGTTATTCATTTTCTTCTCCTGTGTGTGTTATCCAGAAATGTATATTCCATTAGGTCTATACCAGTTTTTCTGATTGTGTAAACTACCAAGTAAACTAATTACCTTACGAATTTCATTATCAATTTGACGAACTGGTTCCAATTGGCTTTCAGGAATAATAGTACTTTCAACGTGTGTTTTTCTACGTTCCTGTAATCTACCGATATAGTGATTTAAAGCCTCTTCAATTAAATAAACATCATTAACAGTTAAGTTAAAACTTGTATTAGGCTTTACCATTTCATCTTCTAGTATGTAAATCCTAGCCACTTGTGGCTAGGACTTTTTTATGAGCGATTAAGCTCTTTTAAACATTGTCTGGCTTCTTCGACGTACCCAAGTCTCGTAAGTTCTGTTGCAGCTCGGTAATATCCGATTTTATAGAAACTACGATTAACTTTTGCAAAAAGATCATTAAACCAAGACCCAATACTAGTAGTAGTGTTAAGCACCATAACATTCATCAGATCCACCCTTTCAAGTTCGGGTTAATCTCTAATTTATAGGATCTTTTATGATCTTTATCACCTCTTGCTAAAGCGTGAATATCACCTCTAGAAATACCAATATCGTTTAACTCTCTATCGGATAGTTTGTATAACGAGTTTTCGGTAATTCTAATATCTTTTAGTTCTTTAATCTTCTGTAAGAAACTGTTTAGTTTGTGTATTAAGTGTGTCATTTGAGACCTCGTTGTTTCCAATTGAAATTTTACGAGGACGCTGATCTTCTGGGACTACATACTTCAACTCAATTGCTAGTATGCCGTCTTGAATATCTGCTCCGTGCACTTGCACGTGTTCAGACAATCTAAAGGTGCGTTTGAATTTCTTCGTAGAAATACCACGGTGAATATACTCGCGACCTTTGGAAACATGATCACCTGTTACGGTAAGGGTTCTATCGTGTAGCTCAATATCGATACCATCTTTACTGAAACCAGCTACTGCCAGTTCAATTAGATAATCCGATTCACCTGTTTTAAGGATATTATGAGGAGGATAGTTATCGTAGGCATGCTTTGTAACGTGATCAAGTTCTTTAAAGAGGTGATCAAATCCTACAAAGGCTGCAGGTGGAAATGAAGTTGTGTTGATTCGTCTGCTTGTCATTGTGTTCTCCTTTTTCAAGCAAGAATATTAAGAGCCAGGTTCTCCTGCGCTCAAGTGTATTTATCCTAAAAGGCAAAAATAAGCTATACCATTACAGAATACCTGGTATTACCTTTTAGGATAAAATTATTTATTACCGATGTTATATTTCGGGCAGAGTTCCCATTGCTCTTTTTCTTTGAATGGGATAATTTTAATTTGACGAAGAGGCGCCAATTGTAATGTATCACCCTTTTTAGCAAACTGAATTAGCCCCCAGTCACTTAAAAGCATAGCAATACTATTTCTACGTTGGATATCATTTACTTCAAGATTGGATTTTTTACCATCGAGAAGAAATAACTCTTTAAAATGCACAATAAAATACCTACCCTGCTTATGCAAGATATGGCAAGATTGATACAATTTCTTATCTTTACGGGATGCTACACCGATTCGTGTTAGTGTTTCTCTAACCTTTAGGAAGTCATCGGGTTCATTCAATGTAACTTCAAGCATGTCAGATGGTGTCCATTGGACATTATTTTTTTGTTCTACCACCTTTGTTCACCTTTTCTCTCAAATTCATTATTTGGTCGGATGAGAGAAGGGGCAAAACTTGTCGGGCTTTTTCATTACTATAGCCATAATATTCTTTTACCACTTCAACATCATTAACCAATTCAGGTTTATTCCATTTAGAAAAGCGTTTTCGCTTTCTGACAATATTTATGAGAAAATGATATTGTAGTTTTTTGTCTAAACTGGCATGTTTATTCATCTCATTGACCATTAATACGGTATCATTAAAGTATGAGAGTGAACGATTTACAGTAAAAGGAATGTATGCCTTTTCTGCCAAATCATCTATCATTAAATCTTGTTTAGTGGTATTAATAGAGTTCACATATTCAAATGGGTTCATTATCTAATTCCTTTTGTATAAGGTGAGATATCTCATCAGTTATACAAATTTTGTTTCCATCATTATCAAAAGCCCACATCCATATATCAGCAGGTTTAAGATTATTCTCTAGGCAATACTGTGCCTGAATAGGTTTCGCGTGACGAGTTATATAGTTGCAATCAAAAAGAGGAAGGATATTTTTGGCTACTTCTGTTGCAAATATATTGTAATAACTATATCCAAAATGTTCTGATATAGGAACAGTTAATGTCATCGGCAGACTATCCGAAAACACTATACCCGACCTGATACCACCTAAAAGAAAATTCTTACTCATACTGAATGCAACAGCATCAAATACTTCTAGGCTTGTGTCAAGTGTATCGAATGTAGTTCCATAAAAAGCGCAATCTAAAAAGATCTTAGATCCATTATTTTGACATATGGAAATAAGATCTTTTAGCCATGGAGTAATACCACCTTCGTGATTAGGTTGACTAACTATAACATAACTGTTTGGCTCAATCAAATCCAATCTAGCGCTACTGATACCTACGTTATTATACGACATACAGAGCACTTTGTAAAATTTATAATCAGTATCAAACCAGTATATTTTATCATACTTGTTATATACATGTGCTAACTGGTGCGTTAAAGCCTCATGGATGCCATTAGTAATTGCCCACTCTTTTTTATTTTCAGCACCTGAAAACTTTGATATCCATTCAACCCAAGCTTCTTTACACTCAACTAAATCGTCAAAATTGCCTTTATTTTTTATAGGTGTTTTTGCCAAAACCTCAGAGATTTGGTATGGTAAAAAACTATACACCGTCATATCAGTTCTTTCAATCTAGGAGCAAGTGTAGGACTAATCTTTGAAAGCCATTCGTTAATTTCATATAAAGCATATGGTTTAAGATCATCGGTCCTGCGGCGCATATATTTAAAATCAAACATAATAACTTTACCGTCAAGCTTAGTCATATTCGATAACGCGCCATTCAATTTATACACATCAATCTCTTTGAAATACTTATATATCTCAACTATTTGATCTTCAATATCCGGTATGTCATCATAACCTTGAATTAAAAGATCCGGACCGTAATATTCTTGAGTAACGGATTTCTCATTCACATTAATTTCAACGAGTTTTGGCACCCAAGGCAAACCATGCAATTGTATTTGACTAGCGACTTCAGCTTCCCATTTCTGATTTATATATTCAGGCGTTTGTATAGTCTGTTCTCCCGAAACAGTAATGTTATCGGGATTATAGTATTTTTTTATAAATCTTCTGTCTTCGCTTAAATAAACCGAAGCAACTCTTCCAATGTTAGGATCCGGATGTACAAACCTATCCCATTTCATCACATTCGATACCACCATCAATAGAAGGCCACATAACGCGTTCAATTCTCTCTTCAAGTTTTTGTTTAGTAAGAGCTGTAGATTCCCCCTTCTGAACATTAACGGTATCAAAGTAAAGCTGAGGGACTGTTTTATAACCTTGTTTTTTAAACCATTCCATAGCAGTATCACTATTAGAAATGTTAACCTCTTGATAAGAGAAACCCCACTTTTCAAGGTTCTTCTTTAGGTTCTTACAGTAAAAGCATTCATCTTTAGTATAAATTGTTAGCATATTATCTCCTAAAATGATGTTACTGCGTCTACCAGAATTTGAAGACGCATAGTGTCCATAGCAATATCATGACGAGGATCGTGAGCAATAAAGTGTTCAGCCAAATCATCTGGAACAAAGTTGTTTTTGATATAGCCAGTAATAGCTAGACCTTCGATGTAACTGATTGTATCACGAACATCCCACCACGCATATGGCTCTGGGTTACCAGTTGCTTTCATAAGAGAAGTCATAAACACCGGATCAAATGTATTTCGGCGTGTATATGTTAATCCGGGATAATCCGGCATATTTTCTCTATAAAACGAATACAGTTCAGAGATAGGTCGGTCAAGTGATGGGTTAGGAGCAATAGACTTTTGGGCTTCTTTACTCTGATTACCCCACCACTCAACGGTATCTTTACAAATTGTACGGCCGTAATTTTTAACCTGATCTACAACATCAAACTTCATAAACTTGGCATTATCAACCAACTCGTTATATGTATACGGATTTGATGTAAAACGTTTAGGGTCGAAGTTAAGCATAGCAAAGGATACTACTACACCGTTAACTGGATCCTGTGACATGGTCTCAAAGTCATAGATTGTATTCATTGGATTTGTACCTCAGACATAATTTCGGTCATACAAGCCACAAGATTGAGTTCATGGTCTGCAACGAATGCTGCTTTATACTGATAGTCAGCAAGGATAAGAACGATTTGTGGAATGCTAGCAGGGGCAACTTTATCGTAAATGCGATCATATACGCCACGAATAATAGCTGTTGTATCAAGATCCATATTGTTTACGATCCATTGCCGCATATTCTTAAAGTCTTTGGCTTTGATGTGATTAAAGAGTTCATCAAATTGTCCAGCAGTTCCTGCCATAGCCGTAGCAATATTAAGTTCACCGCCATTACTATTACGTTGGATTTCATTAATAACACGACGCCAGTCTGGAGTGTATTTCATAATGACTTCTGCAAGATCTTTATCCTGATATGTAACGTTCTCAGTATCAAGAATAGTTTGAAGACGCTTCATCATCTGAGCAGCAAGTGGCGCAGTATCCTTTTTGGTCGTGTTGAATTCGTATACACCACAACGTGAATGAAGTGGTTCAATAATACGGTTCTTAAAGTTACAAGTGAGAATAAAGCGACAGTTATCAGAGAATTGCTCAATAAAACCACGCAACGCAGGTTGTGTGGACTGAGCATTCATATAGTCAGCTTCGTCTAGAATAACAACTTTATATCCACCGGCAAAGCTGACAGTAGAAGCAAACTGTTTAATTTTACCACGAAGCGTATCAATGTTACCTTCTTCAGATCCATTGATTACGATATAGTCAAGACCCAACTCATTACACAAAGCCTTAGCTGCCGTGGTCTTGCCTAATCCAGCAGTACCGGTGAAAAGCATATTCTGCAATTCACCGGTATCTACCATATTCTGAAGTGTCTTCTTGAGTGCCGTAGGCAGAATAGTTTCAGAGATTGTTTTTGGGCGATATTTCTCTACCCATAGAAAGTCTTTAGACATAATAACTCCAATTCAAGGTTTGTTCATTATAATATATTAGGAGTATAATGTAAACTATTATTCCTGTGCTGCAGCCTCTTGGGCGGAGGCTTCTGACATAGCAATGAGTTGAACACATTGGTCACGGAGCTGGCCGATTGTAGTAAGTTCTTCACCGCGGAATCCGCCACGTTGTACAACAGTGTCGATTACTGCCATTGTGCTACGTGCTACTCGTGCAGAGATTTCAATAATTTGTTTGTCCATTTTAGGCTCCGTAAGTTGAGGATTTTTCTAGTGCAATCCAGTAAACGATATCTTGCTCAGTATGAGTAAAGCGAGACATGAGTTTAGATGAAAGCCCGACCTTGTACGTGCCTGGAATGATTTTTAGGTTTGGGATACCAAATACCAATGAGAAGTTTTCATGCTCATACGTTCCAGCAATATCAAGGCTGAATGTATTTGATGTTGGATTTTCTGGGTCAAACACGGTAAGAACCAATGATCCATTAGCCGCAGTAACTGACACAAGAGAATGTCCAAGAGCTGATGCTGCACGTTTGATTTTGTTTAGTGTATCCTGATCAAACTCAAACTCTACTTGGAAGCTATTCATTTCCATAGCTTTATCTAGCATAGTACCATTAGGCGATGTGAGCATATCAGTATCAGTGAAGAAGTATTTAATCTTTGAACGACCAGTTGAGTCAGCAATAACAGCAAACTTTTCTTCAAATTTAACTTGAGGTTCATCAACAAGTGAAAGAACACCCAAGAATTCATTCAAGTCATATACGCCGAATGTAGATGGAAATTCAGCGTCAACAGAAGCAGCAGATAGAATATTACGTGCTTCAGAGATGGTGCAGATACGTGAACCTGCATTGAAAACGATGTTGGAATTAATACCAGCATAGTTCTTAAGGATTTGTGTGGTTGAGTCAGATAGTTTCATAATGTCTCGCTTTCGTTTCGCATTTGTATATTGTACATAATATTAAGCAGATTGTAAACTAAAATCTTTCATCTTTGAAAAGTTTTTATCTTTGTAGAATTCAATCTTGTTTTTGAATTTGCCTTCAAGAATTTCACCCTTATGACTGATAACAAATACATTAGTATCATCGCCTAGTGTATAAAGGATTTTCATAAGGTTATCAACACCATCGTGATCAAGAGATGAATCAAACGTTTCATCAAGAACCAAAAGATTAGTCGCAACGCTATTTTTCATCTTAGCAATTTGACGCCATGTGAATAGAAGCGCCAAGTCAATGCGCTGCTTCTCACCCTCAGAGAATGAGTCATATGAGAAAGCATCACGGTGGCGTGAACGAATAGTCTCTCTAAACTCTTCATCCAAGTTGAAGTGTACAAAGAAGTCAAGGATTTGTAAATACTGATTAACAAGGTTGTTGATAATAGGAATATACTGTTTAATAACTTTAGTTTTAATGCCGGTATCTTTTAGCATCTCTCCCATAACAGCATTATATGACATTTCTTCATTTAGGATAAGTCTGTTTTCCATCAAAGCATTTTGCTCAGATTTCATCTCAGATAATTCTTCATTAGCTCTACCAAGATCGCCTTCACGGGCAGTCAATCTACTAATGTCGGTATTCAACGAAGAAATACTGCTATGAAGTCTATTGATAGTCTGGTTATTGCTATTAATTTCAGATTGACGCTGACGAATAAGTTCATATGCATCTGTAAATTTAGCAATAGATTCTTCAATACCTGAAGCTTCGTCCGCAATCTTATTCAATGCACTTTGAAGTTCAGATGCTTTAGACTTTGCAGCTTGAAGTTTAGTAGCTCTGAGATCTTCTTCAATCGATTGCGTGCATGTAGGGCAATTGTCATTCTCTTCATAGAACTTAGCATCACCTACTACACCTTTAATCTGAGCATTAAATTGTGCTTTATACTGAAGCAACGCTTGACGTTTATCAAGTGCCGCATTTAGTCCAGCTTGCGTTTTTTCGCTTTGTGCTTCAATAAAGGCACTAGCAATACCATTTTCAGATTGGATTTGAGAAATCTCTTCTTCGATAGCTTTGATTTGCGTATGCTTAGAATTGATTTCTTCTTCATTCATCTGAGTGATATCACGAATATACTTCTTCTGAGATTCAACAGAATTCTTTTTCAAATCAAGTTGATATGCAATATCTTTAAGCCGATCTTTGAGGACAGAATTCTTCTCTTTGATAAGTGTATTCATTTTAGAAAACACATTAATATCCAGAAGATCTTCGATAACATCACGACGATGTTGTGCTGGTAACTGCATAAACGGAATAAACGACGAAGAGCCTAGAACAACAATTTGGTGAAAGCTTTTATGATTAAGCTTAATAATATTTTGTTCTAATAGCTTCTGATATTCTTTAGCATGCGAGTCTTGGTTAATCATAATACCATTTTTCCAGATCTCAAATACCTGAGGCTTGATACCACGAACAACCTTATATTGTGATGAACCAACACCAAATTCAATTTCAACCAGACATGCTTTATTATTAATACTATTAACAAGTTGTGGTTTATTGATATTACGGTGAGGCTTGCCAAATAGAACAAATGACATTGCATCCAACATAGTAGATTTACCAGCACCATTCTGACCTACGATCAAAGTGGAACTAGTTTTATTTAATTCAATTTTGGTGAAGGTATCGCCGGTAGACATAAAGTTTTTCCAGCGAAGGGTTTTAAACCTGATCATGCAATTTCCATAGCTTGGGCTTCAGTGAGAAGATTACGCATAGAGACTTTTAGTTTGTCTTTATCCAAATCAGTGTCAACAGCATCCACGTAACTATCAAGTAGCTCAGTCGTTTCTTCGACTGATACTGCTTCATCTTCTACGTTTTCACCTAAGAATTCATTGAAGTTTTCAGCGATCTTGAGTTCGTGGATCTTCTGTGATTGTATTCTATCAATAAACTTGTCAAATGTAAACAGGTCAGTTTTATTAATTACAACCACTTTAACAAACTTACCATCCAAATGCGTGGTATCATACATTTGATAATCCATTTTTGTATCGTCGTAGTTAATACGTTCGAACAATGTATGGGGATTTGTAACAGAGGTTAGTTCACGTGTAGCTGTATCGAGGATATGAAATTTCTTAGGATCATGAGCATCTGACCAAGTAAACTCAAGTTGAGTTCCAAGATATTCTACGTTATCTTGTTGAGATGCTGTATGGAAGTGACCTGAAATAACCTTTTCAAACCGTGAAAAGATTTTATGATCCATACCAGCATGTGCTTGCACGCCTTTAAGAACATCAAATCCCTGAAGTTCTAGGTGACCTCCAAGCCAATCAGCTTTACATGTCTTAATAAACTCAAGAGATTTATCATAGTTTTCGGAACAAACCCATGGCAACAACGCAAGCTTAAATCCATTTAGATTAAGAACAGTAGGATCCATATGGATAGTAACTTCACCCATATAGTGGCCGAGCAACTCTTTCAAAGCATTTAGATCATTAGTATTCTTATAGAATGTATCGTGATTACCTGGAATTACATCCATATGGATGTGGTGTTTTCTCAGATTGGCAAGAAAAGATTTCCTGAACTTATGTAGAGATTTAAAATTAATAAACTTACGATTATCAAACACGTCACCCAAATGAATAATACGCTTAATTCCATTATCAACGAGATAAGGAAAGAAAACATCGTTATAAAAAAGGTCAGCATTATCGGCAAAAATGTCAGAAGAATTCCTAACACCACAATGAGTATCATTAATAATAGCAACTTTAGACATCCAAAATATTCCACTTAGGTTTCCAACCGAGATCTGTAAGCCACTTAATATCAGCTTTAGTGACTACACGTTCCCCTTCAGGATTTTCTTCAATATACTCACCTTCGTATCCATATGCCTTTGCAATATCAGCAACAGAAATAGTTTCACCTGTGCCAATATCAACAGCTTTAAGGAAAGCAAGTGCTTCGAAGTTCTCAAGTAAAAGTTTAATAGCGCTTGAGATATCTTCAACATGAATCATATCACGAAAGTGATTAGCATTGATAAAAGAAACTTCACCTCGTTCAAGCTTTTTATAAAGCATATCATCACGACCTGGCCATATAGTATGGAAACGCATACCGATGGAGCTATAATTTTCAGCTTGAATTTCATTCATCTTTTTAGTCGTGCCATATGGATTAGTCCACCATTCAGCGGCATTAGATGAGGATGCATATAGAACTCTTTTAATCCCACATCGTTCAGCAAACTCCAACATAAGTTTCGTTCCGCCGACATTATTATTGTAATAAAGCTCAGGATCTTCAATAGATGGCCTTACACCAGCTAATGCGGCTAGATGAATAATGCCATCAAAAGGAGTCAAATCAAGTAGCTTATTCCAATCTTCAGCTTTGGTAATATCACTACCTTTGCCAAATTCGCCGCCAAATGGAATAATATCATATCCACGGTCAGTAAGATATTTTGTAAGGTAGGTGCCAACCATACCTTCTTCACCTGTCATCAAAATTCTCATAATTTAGTCTCCAAAAATGGTGCTAAGATCAGAGTCGTTAGAGCTCACCACGCGCTTTTTGCGCAACTTTGCTGCTTTGGCCTCTTCTTTATACTTCACATCAAAGTAAGTATCTTTTTCTTTCAACTGATCAATCTTGCCTTTTAGCTGATCGATGAAAGCATGCCCTGCTTGAATACTGGCTTCATCAGCGCCTTCAACTGCAAAGTCTTCAAATGGGGATTGTGAAATGTATTTCATCTTAATATCTTGTTGCTTCTTTTCCTTTGCAATACGATGCAAGAAAGCATACCAAGAAATTTGTGTAAAATAGGAAAACGCATTAGGCATACCCGTGCGTGTAGGTGCATCAATATTATAGTTATTAATTGCTTTAAGACAATTTTCAACAGCATCCATTACCATCTCATCTCGGTATGTGTATCTGATGAAATTTGCCCTGTGTGAAAGTCCTTCAGCTATTCGTAGAAATGACTGTGCAATGTAGTTAGTCACCTTCGGAATCTCTGTTCCAGCTTCCTTTGCTTCAGTTACACTCTTGACATAGTCAACGACTGCAAGTGAAAACTCTTTATTATTAACGTAGTGTGGTCTATCTTTAGGTTTCATATTATATTCCTAGCATATATTACTGATTATACATCAGCTCTTAGGGTAAGTAAATCAAATTATTTTAATGATATGCGCATTTTTATGTGTACATATCTGGTAATGTGTGTATAATAGAAGTAATACTTCTGGGGGAGGAGAAGTATACTATTAATGCAGCTTATCCTTTGGCTTAAACTTTAGGACTTTATTATTCGTCGGTTCATCATCTTCCGGTACCGCTAATGGATCTTCGTCTTCTTCAGCGCTTTCATCGAAATTAAACTGTGAAATATGTTCATCATACTGATCAATCACTTTTTTATCCGGCTGAACCATACAAATAACTGAATGTGCATTAAGAGCTAATACTTTATTTGGCTCATACAAATGCATCATGAAAGGTTTAAAGGTATAATACCTTATTTGATTCTCAAAATCTTCGTGGGATACTAATGTATAAGCTGATCTGAGAAGTAACGTATGCTCAATTCCATCTTCCTCATCGTATAAAGCTTCAGTCAAATCGCAAAGAATTTCTTCTCCAGTGATAAGCTTCATTTGTTTTACGTTAGCTACCATTAATTATTTTCCTGTTGATTACTTTATATCTATCTCGTAAATTTTGTAGTCAAATTCTTGTTTAGCATACATCTTAACACGTTCTGCTGAGTGTTCTAATGTGTAATTCTTCCTATGTCCCCAATGTAAGTCATCAGCAATATCGTAAAGTTGTGCTATAGATCCGTCGTCTGATTTTCTGAGTCCTCGTCCAATTGATTGGAGAACTCTGATTTGAGACTTGGATGGGGATGCAAATACGATATTATGCAAATTCCTAATATTAATCCCAGTGGAGAAAGTGCCAAGACTAGCAACAATGATAGCATTCTTTTGTCCTTCTACGATCTTACGAATTGCTTCACGGTCACTCGTGGCGGTTTCACCAGATACAAAAAAGATTTTTCTGTTTTCATGGGCTTTGTCTCGAATCATTTCAAACAAAGGTTTACCATGTTTTTCTACAAAATTAAATAGTACGAGAGTATTGCCATCAAGATCCAAAGCGAGATTAGAAATGAGCTTATTACGAGACTCGTTTCGAACAATGAAATCCAGTTCAGCTTGATAATCTTGTTTACCCCAATTTCGACGGATCTCTTCATCATATTTGAGTAAAAGTATAGAGATCTTGAGTTTAGCAAGTGTATCTTCATCTTGAAGTTTCTTTGTTGTTGTTACATTATATATCTTCCCAAAAAGCCCTTGTAATACGAGTTCATGGGTTTGAGAACCGTCAAGTGTACCTGTTGTTCCCCAACGATATTCGGCTTCTTTGCATTTATCCATAATAGTGGTGAGAGACTTTGATTTAAAGCCATGACATTCGTCACCAATGACAGCACCGAATTGTTCAAACCATTTCGGTGGCAGTTTGTAAATTGACTGCCAGGTTGAAATGATAATTTCTTTATCGGTCTCTTTATCTCGTCCAGAATAAATCCTGTGGACGCAGTCTTCGACAGGCATTCCATAATCTGCGAAGTCGTTATACATTTGCTCAACCAGCGAAGTCGTTGGTACAATAACCAAGACTTTCCTGTTTGCCTTCCTAAGAGAAAGTAAATATCTTTGGACGAGTGTGTAGATGATAAGAGACTTGCCAGAGCCCGTTGGTGAAATAAGTACTGCTCTTTTTCTGTGGAGTCCTTCGCAAACTGCGTCAAATTGGTAGTCTCGTATTTCAATTGGTTTACCTCTTGATTGTAACTCTAGTCTATCAACAAATGCTTTAATTTCATTTGGATCAATATCTATTTGACTATCCGGTCGACCATAAAAATTATTATGTTCTACTTCAATAGTATATTTTCTAGGTTTGGAGAATTCAGCTAAGAATGGAAATAATCCAACAGGTAGTTCCATTTTATGAATATTAAATAGTCGGATCTTACCGTCCCAGACTTTATTTTTGTACGCCGGCATAAATTTATAGCCAGGCACAAAAAATGAAAAGAAATCAGTAAGCTCATTGGCAATACCATAATCGCAGGTAATTTCCATAAAAGAGTGGTTTTTATTTTTAACTTTAATGATTTCCATAACAATACTCTATTAAATTATATTCATAGATATATATGTTGGAAATAGGAGATAATATGATCCGTAGCGATAACGAATGGTCACGGTTAAAAAGAGTAATACTTGGTTCAGCCGAAAATTTTAATTTTCCAAAAAATGATCCAGAATACTCTACTTGGGATGAGGCACCTATTGGTCCTGCGTCTCCAATCGCCATACATGAAACTCAAGAAGCTTTAAATTTATTTCAAGCTGAATTAGAAAAATTAGGAGTAGAGGTTATTAGACCAAAGCCTATTGATTATGTAAAAGAAGACGGTTTTGGATGTTATTGCCCTAGAGATACCACATTAGTTATTGGCGATAAAGTAATTCTTACGCCTACTGTATGGCCAAATCGCCGAATTGAATGGAAAGCGATCCGCGCTGCTTTAGGAGACAATGTCACAACTGTTGATGATCCAGCGGCAGTATTTGATGCTGCCAATATAATTAGATGCGGAAAGGATATTTTATATCTAATAAGCTATTCTGGAAATGAAGCTGGAGCGGATTGGCTAGAAAATTATTTGGGACCAGAATATATTGTGCATCGACTAAATGCAGTATATCAGGGAATGCATCTAGATAGTACTATAGTTCCTCTTAGAGATGGTTTAGTCATGTTAAATTCAGAAAGAATTAAAGAATATCAGTTACCAGATTTTATGAAATCTTGGGATAAGATTTGGATAAAACAAGAAGACTTGATTCAACCGAAGGGTTGGGATCATATGACTAGTAATTGGATAGGAATGAATGTTTTAAGCTATGATGAAAATACTATATTCTGCGATTCTAATCAGACCATTCTAAGAAAAAAATTTGATAAATATGGAATAGAAACAATAGGCGTTAATTTGCCGCATGCAAAAATGTTTATGGGTGGTCACCACTGCGTAACATTAGATTTGCAAAGACTATAAATATATAAAAGGAGAAATTAATGACTTATGCCGTAACTAAAATATTTAGAATCAAACCCCAGTATGTGGATGAAATTCCCCACTCGACTATAGAAGAGTTCAAAGCACATGTATTACAACAGGGCGCTAATGGCGAAAGGGGTGAAGATTATTATATCGAACTGTTAAGAGCTGCCAATATCCCTGGTTGGAATGAAAAAGAGGCCGGCTTCATTGCAGCCAGAAGTAATAAAACTGAATCTTTTGATGATGTGACAAAAGAATACACTGTTACCAGAACTTGGGAAAGTTTTGATCAGTGGTATGAATATTCTAGTTGTGTAAACTACGCAAACCTACAGCAAAACCACGAGTACTTAAGTAAGTATTATTTTGCGGAACAGGTTTAACCCCCAGCTTCAAACATGCGCCACTTAATCATATTACCTATGGTTTGGTGGCGCCATTTTATATTATCTACAATTTCCTGTAGTGTCTCTACTAACACTTTTAATTGCTGAATTTCGTCTTCTGATTTCTGAATATCAGTATCAGCATCATAGTAGTAATCCATTTCCCCTTTAAGAACTTTAAGTCCTTTAAACGGATCAAATTCCCAGCCTTTAGCTTCAATTTCTTCTTTAGTCATTTTACCGTTATAGTAAAGCCACTTGTCTTTCAATAGAGTTTTTTGCGACATTTGTGCTCGACGAAGCATCATTTTAGCTTCAGCGTGCATGGGAAGGTATTTTGCATGAAGCATAGGTGTCTGCCTAGATGCCTCATCTAATGACGCATTATTGATAATACAGTCTTTTTCCCACATAGTAATAACTGGTTCAAGGTATTTCATAGTATACTCCTAATGCTTTTATAGCATTATATCAAATTAGTCAGTGATTGTAAATGTCGTATAAGCAAACGTGACTGGGAATGTGATGTACTGTACATTATCAACCGTAGATTGGAAGTTGATAGTTCCTACGTTGATCGGGAATGCTCCCTGATATACAATCTTATCTATCTGATTATTATGGCTACTCAAGACTGATAGCGTGATATCATACATCGGCAAATCTTCATCGGCGTCTCTAACTCCGCTTGCTAACTTGTTTTTCATAGTAGCGCCAGATTTGACCCAATTGAGCATTTCTTTGTATACATTCATATTCTCATCTACAATAGCATCTACAGTCAATTGACCATATTCAATTTTGTCTCCTGGAGTTAGTAAGTTTGTTCCACGGAATTGTACAATCGTAGGCGCTACTGATACATCTGGATGCTGGACTGATTGCGCAAAGAACTCTAAGTTCTTGAAACGCTTCCTTAAAATTACAAGTTTAAACCCATTAGGTTGTAAGAAGTTCTGGGATTCTAATGTAGATTCTGTGGTAGCCATAACTAATCCTCTGTTGCTTACGTGTATTTATATGAAAAAAATCTGAAAAAAATCTAAATTAGCTGTTTACATGGGTTTGGTTTATTCGTATAAAGAATACATCAAAAGGAGATACACAATGCAAATCACATTCGATACTCGCTACATCAAATCATACTCAACCATCAAGAACCTCAAAAAAGCAGTTGAAAAATTCGAAGAATGTCGCTATGTGGTGTCTGTAACAGAAGAAGGCCGTTTTTATCCAATCTTCATTGGAGAAGAAGCATTACAAGCTGGCGTCCACTTTCACAACTTCCCAGTAACTAACTAAGGAGATATACGCTATGATGCAGTTCAACGCTATTAACGAAATCATCGCAATCGCCACCAACTCGATCAAAGAGGTGCGCATTGAACGGTTTGTTGATACCATCAATTTTGATCGTAATCACTGGATGGTTTATACACCTGAAGGCCGCCTCTTGGATGACTTCACTTCTGCTGGTCCTTTCGTAGATTTCGAATCGGCTAAGCGTAACGCAGAAATGAACGTAGGCATGAAGATGAACTGGGAAGATTTTTAATGAATCGCACTATCCACTATGTAGGTATGGATCAGGCCACTTACGAACGTGCACGACGCGTTTGGGGTGGTCCTGCATACTACCACAGGTGGATGGACGACCGGGTTTGGACTGAGGTTGGTCCTGACGATGTGGTAGTCGTTGATGATCCAACTTATAACAAATATGTTTGGGATGCAAGTGCAGTTCCTAGTCAATACACTGATTGAAATGGAGATATAAAATGGAAAAGATTGTTCGTGATGAAATGGTAGCAGTGGCAGTATCGTCTGGCTTCGGCGCTGGTTGGTCAACCTGGAATGATGTTGATCCTATGGATGCTCGGTTCAACCAGCTGTTTCTGGATGAAGAGTATAAAAAAGCCGCAGATCTCTGTGAGCAATTGGGTTTGGGTTACGCCAACGGTGCTTACGATGTTGTTATTCGTTGGGTGCCGGAAGGGACTAAGTTTCGCATTGACGAATACGATGGATCTGAAAGTTTGGTTACTGAAGATCTAGATCCTTGGAGGATCGCATAAAAAAAGGAGCACCGTCCTCCAGTGCTCCTTAAGTTGGGAGGGGTTGGTTCCCCTCCCTTTTTTATATGACTTACGCCAGGATATTATCCACGCGGAAGATTCTGTAGTACTGGTTAGTCTTAGCAGTTGCAAGACCATCAGCAGGAGTTGAACCAACGAATGGGTTAGAAGCCATGCCGTAGCGTGTCTTGAAACCAATTTTAGGCTGGAACGTGTCCTCAGAAACGGCGCGAACCATTGTAAGCGGTACATATGGGCAGTAGAACACACCGGCGTCATATGGGTTTGTGCCCTTATAACCAACGTTGATGTAGTCTGTAGCAGCATATGGGTCGATGTAGATCTTCATGCGACCGTTAAGTACACCAGCGAATGTGTTGCCTGTGTCGTCTACGTTAAGAGCAGTTGACATTGCAGGAGCATAGTCAAGCATACCTGAAGCTGCAAGTGCAGAAGCTACGTCTGAAGACACGATAGCAAAGTTACCTTTACCACGACGTGTTTCTTTTGCGATTACGTTCGCTTCACGCTCGAGCTGAAGAATAAGACCTTTGATCTTCTCTACGCTCCAACGACCATCAGCATCTGTTGAAAGGTCAAAGATACCGTTGATTGCTGTGTTTGCAGTAGAAGCACCAGTCTTAGCTTGGCTATTGATTGTGCGAATAACTTCACGGTTGATTTCCGCAAGGATCTCAGTTGAAAGGATGTTCGCAAGCTCTGTTTCAGCGTCAAGACCGTGAATCGCTTTAAGGTCTTGTGCAAGCTCAAGGCTGTACTCAGCTTTCAACGCGCGTGATTTCGCAGTCACGGTCGCTTTTTCGATGGTGAAACCCATTTCATTGAAAGACGAACCACCTGTTGAACCAAGTGCTTCAGCATCTGCAGTTGGCATACCAGAAGCAACCGATGGACCTGTACGGTCGTTGTCGATCGAGCTATCTGCGCCAGCGTCTGTAAGACCAGCAAGACCTGATGGACCGCCAGTTTGTGTTACAGATGAGTCACCTGAGAATGCTGTGTTTGCTTCGTTGAAGAGAGCTTCAGTCGAACCAGTTGAACCAGCACCGTAGCGTGATTTCATTGCGAAGATCAAGCCTGTTGGGCCAGTCATCGGCTGAACACCAGCAACGTCATACGCCATCATGTTCGGCATAGCGCGGCGAACAAGTGAGATAAGAACTGGGTTCCAGTTAGACGCTGAACCAGTGTTGTTGCCTGGAGCAGCTTCTGTGAGCATGTTGTTTTGAGCAGCTTGTGAAGCAAACTCTTTTTCTTGGTTCTCAAGAACAACAGCCGTTACGGCACGACGGTGAGCATCTTTGATGTCTGCGCCTTCGTTGAGAACTGGAGCCCATTTCTCTGTTAAACGATCATATGTTTCCATAATTGGATTTCCTTATTTTTGGTTTTTCTTAATTGCATTAACATATGCAGCCATTGCGCCAGAAACTTCGACTGTATCGTCGTCAGTATCTTCTTCAAATGATTCTGCGATAGATTCAGAAGATGATTTTTTAGTGAAGTATGATTCTTTGATAGTTTTCACTTTCGCAGCGAAAGCTTCTTCTGATTCAAAGTCAAGATCTTCAGCTAGATTTGCTAGCTTTTCAATTTCTGTTTCTGCGAGGCCGCGCGCGGCTTCACGAATGACGTCGTAGCGCTTATACAAGTTAAGCTCTTCTGCCATTTCGATTGCATTAGCTGTAGTTGCGTCAAGTTTCTCTTCAAGAGATGCAACTTGTTCAGCTAAATCGTCAACTAGGTCGACTTTGGAATCTGGAACTTCAATATAAGATTCTGTGAAGAGATCTTTAAGCTTTTCCATGAAACCTTCTGCAATTTCAGTACGGAGACCGTTGTGAATTGCAAGACGGTTTTCTTCCATCCAATTTTCAACTACGTAGTTTAGGTAACCATCAACTTTTTCGACTAGGTCGGCTTTAGTTGTTTCGATTTCCTCTTGAAGCGCTTCAGCATAATTTGCTTCCATGCGTTCAACTTCTTCACTTAACTTAGACTTAAGTGCAGCTTCGAAGATTATACCAGCTTTATTTCTGAAACCCTCTGAAAGAGTAGCTTCTTCGTTTACAAGTGCGTCAAGATCGCCCGAGAAATCGTAATCTTCAGCTTGTAAACCAGATGGTTTAGCAGTAGCTGTTAGATCTGATTTATCAGAGTTTTTCTTGTCACCCTTGCGAGCTGGAGCTGTTTTACCTGCGGCTTCTGCGCCTTTTACAGATTTAACAGATTGATCTTCTGCATTTTTCGGATCGTGAGCCTCAACAACATTCTCGTCATCATCGAGCTCAATATCCTGATTTACTTGATCAGTCATAATTGACTCCTTATTTGTTTTTCATCAACGAGAGGAAATTCTTGAACTCGCGAACCTGTGTCTCATAAAGATCAGTTCTCGGAGCTTTCTTAATTTCAGTCTCTATTCTTTCAATTTCCCTAGATTCGATAACGCCATTATTCCATACCCAGTCTACGCCTTCCATAATACCATTAACAAAAGCATTCGGTGCAGATGGATCTTGGACGATGTCAATCGTGTTTAACATAAAGTCTTCTTTGACATACATAACGCCGTTTCTATTCTCAAGGCTTCCCATACCACGAGTTGAAACACCTAGTTGAACACCGCCCTCAAGCAAACCTTTTACAATTTGACCCATTGGAGTATCCAAAATACGTGCTTTACCCATCACATCATTTCCCTCAATTCTGAGGTCTGTGATAAGATGGGATACTTTATCTAAGTTTACAGTTGGACCATCGGGATGATTTAGTTCCCCAACTGCGCGCTTAGTTTTAACTTGGTCTGTGTAATACTTGTTTACTGCACCTTCCATAACGTTCTTTGGATAGATGCGACCATTTCTGTTTTTACCTTCAGCCTGGGCAAAGATACCTTCAATGACATAGTTCTTCGAACCGTCTTCTTTTTTCTCAACAAGACATTGAACGTCTGTCTCGGTATACTCTGTAATAAGCTTCATTACTTAGCCCCTGCCATTTTTATAAACTCGTTAGCAGCCCTTTTAGCGTCATTGAGTGACGAATATTCGTCTAGTTTCTCATTGTCTACATAAGCTACAAACTTATTCTTTTGTTTATGCACCATGACCTTATAGCCTTTTACTTTAGCGTCAAACACGTGCTCACCAGGTGGCATAGTATTTTTAGCTTCACGTATTTGTCTAAATGTTTTCATGGATACACTTTTTATATTCTAATGTATTTATATGTTTTAAACTTTTAACTTAATCTTCGTCTTCTTCAACATATTCTTCAGCAGCTGCATCTAGATCTTCATCGGTAATATCTAAATCAACTTCCATAGCTTCTTGTTCAGCAGATGCATTGCCCCACATTTCTTGTGATAATGCAACCTTTTCTTGTTCAAGTGCATCTGATACTTTTTGTCTCAGAACATCATCAAAAACGTCATTAGCTTTATTAAACTCTGCGTTTGATGCAAAGTCAATCATATTCTCTAATGGATTTCTTTCTTCTACTTCAGACATAATAACTCCTGTATTTCGCTGTGATTATATATAAATTATTATTGAGCTGACTTTGCAGCTTTAGCTTCACGGTCAGCCGCAGCGGCATCTCGATCGGCTTGAATTTGGTCATTAACTTCAGTGTTGTGAGCCTCAACTTCATCATTTTCAGGCATCTCTTTGTTGATTTGCTTTGTCATAAGTGAAATTTCATCATCATCAAATTTAAGAATGTTTTTCATTACCCACTCTTTAGAAAAGTACTCGCCAACATAATTTTGTACTTGATCTAGAGATTGTAGTTTTTCTCTTAACATTTCTGCATCTTTTAATTCTGAGAAATGGTTATCTCTAGCAAATTCAAAAATAATATCATTTGACCAGGTTTCCCAATCATCTTCGGTAATGATATTTTTAAGAAGAAGTTGTTTCTTAAGAAGTTCTCTAAATAACATAGAGAAACGTTTACGCAATCTATCAATAAACTTTTGGAACTTAAGTTCATCTCTAGAAATTTCAGTAGATCTTCCTAATGAAAACTGTTGTTCCTGTTCTAATCTAGCAATCGGAACGTTAAGTGATCTATAAAGACGTTTTTGGAAATAAATAATATCATCAATCTGACCGAGGTTTTCACCTCCCGGAAGAGTACTAATCTCAGTTCCTCTTCCACCCTCTTTACGAGGTAGCCAAAAATCCTCAAGCATAGACATATGCTTACGATCATCTTTAACTTCACCAGTTGAAGCATCATATACAAGTTTATTACGGTATCTTGCCATGATACCTTTCATATACTCTTCAGATTTGCCCTTAGGCATATTGCCTACATCGATATAGAAAATTCTGCGTTCTGGTGCTCTTGCTAGACGATAGATTACAAGAGAATCTTCCATCATCCGCAATTGATTAATTGGTTTAAGAGCTTTATGTATATAAGATACTACTTTCTTTTGAGTAGCATCTAGCAAACCCGATGTGACGTAAACAACTGAATCTTTTGTTAATTTGATTCCGCTATTCTGTTCTCCAGGTTTTTCTTGATAAATGTAGTATTCCGTAGAACCTTCAACTAAGCTTGCGCCTGTAATAGGATCTTTTGTCTTTTTAACTTCTTTTACTTTACGCATTTTAGCGGAATCAATAGGTCTAATATCTTGAATACCGGCCTTTAAGTTTGACTCATCAACTACAGCGTGAAAGTTTAATCTTCCATCAACATACCATTTTCTAAAAATATCATGACCCAAATCATTAAATTTGAGCATATACAAAATATGGTCGAATTCTTCAATTACTTTACTTTTAATTCCCTTTGAGACCTCAATGTTATCCATATTAAGGCTAACAGCAATCTCATCTCCACCCGATACCGCTTCATTCACAATATCTTCGATAGCCGCATCAACTTCAGGATGCATTGCCACGCCACGATATTTGTGAATTAATGTTGCGTTGTCTTTAGACTTATCGCCATCTAAATCTACATATTGACCGTAATGAGCACCTGCGGCCGAAACATATCCTGCTCCGTCCTCATCTACTGTTGGTACAATAGACTTCAGTTTCTTTTCTTCTTTCTCTTTAGTTTTAGATCTTGCAATCTCAAACCCAAAAAGTTTCAACGAATTATCGGCCATATTAAATCCTATTATTAGTTAAGACCAGGCCAATTAAGGCCTGGTCCAGTAGTATATATGATCTTATTAAGAAGTCGTGTTTGATTCCCAATACTGAACTTGGAACTCAACTTGGAATCTTTCGATATCGTCGTTTGCGCCATAGCTCAAATCAACTGGCGAGATGTTTGTTGGGAAGCAACCACGGAAGTTGTATGTCTTCAGAACACTTTCGTCTCTATCCAATTGCTCAACCAATAGGTCGGCATTGTAATCTACTGGAGCTGTAAGACCGGTATTTGCCTTGTGGGCATTAATACCATTCATCCAACGCTCCATCGCGTTACGAACTGCAAAATCAGTATCGTTAATGATTGTTGGCGTCCACGTATCAAACGTACGATCGCCAGCAATTTTAAGTTGTCTTCCGCGGAATGGGATAGTAACTACACCCATAATTGATCCAGGAAGTTGTGCAGCTTCACACATGAAAGATGTAAGTTCTACATCTCCACCTGCATAAGCCGGAAAGTTGATTGTCGCCTTAAAGAGGTTAGGACGTGCGCCACCACCTTTTAATTTGGCTTTAAAATCGTCTACTCCAAGAATAGCCATTTATTTTCTCCTAACGTCTATTATACTGAGCCAACAACTTCTTCAAATTCAACACCGGTTCTAACTGCAACGAAGTTAAGCGTTACGAAGTTAATTGAACGTGCTGGTTTGATGAAGATGCTTGCGATGAATTCGTTTCTATCAATGACTGCTGCTGTGTTATTTGTTTCGTCACATACAACACGGAAGTCAGTGATACCACGTCTACCTTGGATTTCTCTAAGGAATGGCTCAACAATGTTCGTGAATTCTGCGCGAGTAAACTCATCGTTGAATTCGAACATCACGTTACGTGCGGCAAGAGCAATTGCTCTTTCAAGGACGAGGAAGAGTCTACGTACGTTGATACGATCAAATGCACTTGGACGAGCCATGTGTGTTTTATCACCGTAAAGTAGGATACCTTGACCAGGAAGGTTAGCAATTGGGTTAATGCTATTACGATATAACAGATCGCGCTCGGATTTATTTGGTGAGTACTCTAGACCGGTTACACCTAAATAAACACCACGTCTCTGACCGGCTGGTGAATACCACGCAGCTTGATCATTGTCAGATGCCGCCATAATACCGGCAGTTGAAGAAGCAGCAGGAATTTTGATGTATTGATCGTTATACTTATCATATACTTTAAGATAGTTGTTATCCATGAATAAGTAAGAAGAGTATGTAAACGTTTTAGCTGTTGTGATAATATCGTTATTAACATCATTTGATGTAACAACATCAGAACGAGCAGGGGATGCAACAACAACACAGTCTTTACGAGTGCCTTGAGCAATTGCAATAAGATCATTAACTACTGCCGTTTGATCTGTTCGGCTTACCATGCCAGGCGCAATTAAGAAATCTACCTGAATATTATCAGCGTCTTCAAATCTATCAAAGCCTGTTGCATATTCTGATGTTGTTAGTGCCGCAGAATTTGAGCCATTAACAAACGAAATTTCTACAGCCGCCGGAGAAGCCAATTTATAGTCTTTACCCGAAGTAGCATTTGTACCTGCATCGGCATCAAACTTACTTGCTGTACCAAAACCAGCTAACCACACGTAGTTAGATCTTGAATTGATTACGTCTTTAATGTAGTTTGAAGTTCCATCAGCAGCTTTTGCATCTGCCGCAAGAGAAACGAATGGGAATGTTTCTAGAACAGTTCCACGTGCGCCCGTGAAAGCACCGTCTTGATCAATAACTACTACGTGCATTTCATCACCAGAAGCATTTCTGGCTGCAGCATACGCGGATGTTGTTGGAGCCGCGTCAAAGTTATCTTCGTACGTCCAACCAGTAAACGCAACATCATCAGCGCTATCAACTGCGCCTAAGAATGAAACTTTTAATGAATTGCCAAGAGCTCCTGGATATTTAGCGATGAATGTGTGTCCATCTGAATCCAAAGCATCTTCTTGGAAATCGAATGAAACCTGATTTTTTACTCTAGCTGTGAATGTTGCGTCGGAATCACCACCATTTAAGCTTTCGCCTGAACCTTGTGTTGCTTCTCGTACAATATAGAGAGAGCTTGCATAACGTAAGAAGTATGCTGCTGAGTGAAAATCAATTGAATTTGTTTTATCTGGACTACCGAAGACCGATACCAATCCTGCCTCATCCGATACTAATGTAACACTATCAACTGGACCCCAGTTGAAATTACCTACAAAAGCACCAGTAGTGGATCCGACATTTGGGACAACGCCGGTAAGATCGATCTCTTTAACGGTAATCGCTGGAGATTCTGATACTGCCATGACTCTTTTCCTTTGAGTTAAATTATAAGCTTGTCATAATACGTTTATTTTCAAATACTATGTGTATTTATACTAAAGCTTATTTAGAAGTCTTGATGGGCGTAGTCGACTGCCCATGGATGATCTTCCCTTTCAATCGTATTTATAGCGTCACTACCATCATCAATGAAGCCAAATGGCACCAAGTCATCCTCAATTGATCTCATTCTTTCATTATGTAACATTTGCTTTAAATTAATGTCAGTCATGTCTTGGAACATTTCTGATAGCGCAAAATATCCAAACATTACTAAGTTCATCATTAAGTCATCATGGTTTCCGTCACTCGCTTCATATGATTGTCCTTTAGCTATAAAGGTAGAAATTTCCATAATTGTATTAGTATCATTAATAACTAATTTATCATTTTCAATAATATCTTTAATACCAGAACAGCCAAGTCTTTTCACTTTACGATCCATACTAATACCAACACCATCCGATTTACTTACGGAACTGACGTGAATATTCTCATATTCTAAGTCGTGATATAACCCTCTTGTTACTAGAGTGCCCTGATCATTTGATTCAACAATAACATACGCATTATTATAGGAAATCGCATACTTATAAATAATATCGGGGAAGAGAATAGGCGAGATAGTATTACATCGATAAACTGCAACTTGCTTAAATGGATGCTCAGTTATGTCGATCACATTAAAAGTAGAATAGTCCTGTCCTCTTCCCTTCGCAACATCAACTAAAATAATATATTGGTGATCATCCTTTGTTTCCTCATAAACAAGCATATCACCGGCTTCAAGAATTCGAATAGGTTCTACAGCCTTTAACCTCATAAGGGTTTCGGCGTTGATTAGAGTATCACCTCGTCCAAAAAACGCATTACCAAATTCTTGGTCAAACTGCAATTGTGATGTATTGCCAATTGTTTCTATTTTCCAAGCTTCATCACGGCCTGGAACATCCCACCAATCGACGCGAAATGGTTTATATGCATTTGTGCTTTGTAAAGCACCTTGCCAAATACTATAGAATTGGTTACCAATACCATTAGCCGTTGAAGTAATAATAACCTTTGTATCTTTACCTGATGAAACAACCGGATATGTCGACGTATAGAATTGTGTTGCATTTTCAACAAAAGCAAATTCGTCAAGGAATAGAAGGTTAATAGACAAACCACGAATAGATGAACCAGATGTTGCTGCAGCAAGAATCTTAGAGTTGTTACTAAACTCAATAGAACCTTTGTTTAGCGCTTTAGTCCCTGGTTGTAGAAAGAACGGTAGGTTTTCCAACATCAATGTAACGCGGGCTAGCATCTCTCTAGCAGTAGCACCTTTATTTGCTAGAATAGCAATATTCTTTTCAGAATGGAATACTGCGTACCAAAGGAGATACGCTACCGATGAAATAGATTTACCTGATTGCCGGCAAGCAAGAACGATAGAAAATCGATTCTCGTTAAAGTGGTCGAACATTTCTTCTTGATACGGATAAAGCTTAAAAGGAACTAGACCTTTATCAAGTGAAATAACCTTACAATATGTTATAGCAAAATATGCGGGATCGTTCATGCACTTTTGGTATTCAAGAATATTTTCTTGAGTCCAACCTTGAACAATTCCGTCACGTTTCACATTCGGATTACCTAAGTAGCCCTCATTGCCATTTACAATATTATTCATCTTTTAAATGTGGTGTAATATCCACCACGTTACTCTCCACCTGTTTAGCATGCACATCTTGAAGCATACGTTGTAGATCTGTTGTTGAGCCGATAAAAACATTATTAGTCGTTGATCCACCTTCAATAGGTGTAGGAGCTGATTTTGAGTTGATATCTTTGTGCTTTTTATTTAGGTCGACTAATTTATCATTAACGTCAGCCGTATTTTTAATTAATGTGGCAAGAACCTCGTAAGCTCTAGGATGCTCGCTTTCTCTAGCCACTTCAATCATATTTTCAAGAGCATCAGTACCCTTTGAAATTAAATCGTATAAAACGGTTCTGGAATATTCATAATCGTTTTGATAATGTTTGTTTTTTTCTTCATCCATTATGCACTATCCTCATAACTATAAATTGTAGTAGTAAACCCGTAGTCGCTATCTGGACTTGCATTAAGAGGGTTTGGATTTACTTCAATTCTTACTGATGGGCTATAAAGATCAAATGCACCATCGGAATCTATTTCAGTTCTACCAGAATATATATCAACAATAGGTTTCCTAATAATACTTGCTTCTTGAACTGCTCCATAGAAGTTCGCATTCATTTGGAAGTCTAATGTATACTGAATAATACGTCTACTATCTAAAGCACCTTCGTAGGCATCAGTATAAGAAATACCGTTAAGCGTGATAGGAACATCTTCTTTAATATCACTAAAATCTGCGAATGGTTTAATAGTTAACGTATACTGAGGACCAAAGTATGGCAGAATTTGTTCAATGATTTGTAAAGCATCATCTTGGGTTTTAGTATAGACGTTAAGCTGAAATCCAATTATATAAGGAGTAGACGCATAAAACTTATTGCGCGTAGTAGAGTCACCAGAAGTTCGGTTAATATTATTTGTTTTTTGAAGCTGCCTCTGTGAATCATACTGATATGAAATAATCTCAAATGACATACGAGGAAGTTTAATGGCAACTTTAGTATCTTGTTCTAAGTCAGGATTTTCTCTTATTCTGTCTAAAAAGCTTGTAGCAGGAGCATATGACAAAGGAACTCTTGCCTGGCTTATAACCTTATTTGAAGAATCTGTACGAACAACGTAAATGTTATTAAAAAGAGAGCCAAACATGGCAACGCTTTTTCTAATGCGTTCGTGATAAAAATGATTACCTAACATTACTGTGGATCTCCAAACGGATTAGTTTCACTGAAATCTAAGAATTCAAGATCTGTTTCAGTGGTATCAAAAAAGTCATTATCTTCAGTTTCGGATAACTGGTTATCCTCAGCTACTGCAGTAACCAACGCAGTAGATCCCCTAGTACTGGTAATCTGCTCACCTATTATAAAGCTATGATAATTGCCATCATCTGCACCGACATGAATAAGTTGTAAGACATTGTCTGAAGCAGAGAATCCAGCAACTTCTCCTGATATAACCGTACCGGTTGATAGAGTTTGATTAACAGTTTCTCCTACAATCCAACCTGCAGATGCACTATCAAGGGTAGTAAGATACTTGTAAGCATACCTACGCTCAATATCGTCAATCGCCGCAACGGCTGTGTCAAAATCTTCGCCAGAATACTCGAAGAGTTCACAACGTAGCTTATATGTAGGTAGGTTGCTTAACTGGTAAAATGGGGATTCATGCTCGACTGCCATAATTTGAAACATTGAATTTGATAGAGGAAGATAAATGATATCTCCCTCGTTTGGTCTAGATGTTTCTAAGATATTGTCAATTCGAGCTACAGTACTTTCCCACCGTCTTCGTGATACAACGAATGTAGCAGTATCTCGTATTTCAACGCCGAACTTGGCAAAAATATCACCTTCACCATCAAAGCCTTCAATGTTTTCAACATACATTTCAATTTGGTATGCCGCACTAAATTTTGATGGAACATCTTCACCGAGAATTTTATCTTCATTGACGATAGTTCTGGGAAGGTAATATACGTCTTGGCCGTAAATTTTTAAAGATTCAATAATTATATCTTCATATAAATTTTGTTCGGATTTGACTCTTTGACTGAAATATACACTAGTTGCCATTATATTATCCTACAAAGAAATCCGTCGGCATTTCAAAGTCAGTGCGAATCTTTTCCCTGAGTCTTTCTATTTGGGCAGTGGCATCATCATACAATTGTCTACCATTAAGAGTGACACCTCCAGGCATTTGCATGCCTTCAAATTTACTCAGATTAGATCCCCATTGTTGTTTAATAAGCTCTGTGGTATATTCTTTAAGCCACATGTCGTTATAAACTTTACCAAATGTTCCTGGATCTACAGTTTTATATGCTTCATAAATTATATATGAGCCGGCTTGAATGTCTTTATCGGAAAAATCTCCGTGAATATAGAGGCGATTCATACTACGCGAATATGTAGTCTGTGGCTCACCGTTTAATTTCATATCAAGCATAGAAAGATATTGATTTAATTGGTCGTAATATGCAAGATCACCGGCGAAGTTTTGCATATCAGCGATATCGTTTAGCATCATTTGATATTTAATATCAAAGAAATTCATTGAATTGTTAAATGAAGAAGAAATTCGGAATAATTTTGATACAAATAGAACATCGTCGGTTGTTTCAATGTATTCTCTTGATACATCGCTGTCACCTACGAGGTGTGCAACATATGTTCTATATGTCGCGTCGGCGTGAAACTCTTGCCAATATTGAATTGCTTCGTCGACCCTATCCTCTAATTGGTCAGGGTCGACGTTGATTTCTATAACAGGCTCACCTAGTCGTCTTAAACAATAATCAATAAGTCCTTGTCTGGTAGTTGGGTTTGCCATGTTAAATTCCTATTTTCTTTTATTTATGATCCTGCGCCGAACAGAGTTTTTAATGCAGTACCAGCAGAGTTATAAATTACAAGAGAAGTAGCACCAGATAGTTCACTTGACGTTACAGTATTTGCGCCTAGTGCAACACTAAGAGTGGCATCAGCCATATTAGTAAATGTTGCAGATCCAGAAACATCACCAGACAAAGTCAAAGTCATATCGTGAGATGCTGCGAGCTTCGCGTTGATATTATTTTGCAGCGTAGTATCAGCGGATGCTCTTGCACTAGCTTCAGTGTTGATGTTATTTTGCAGCGTAGTATCAGCGGATGCTCTTGCACTAGCTTCAGCATCAATATTACCTTGAAGAGTAGTATCTGCAGCTGCTCTTGTAGTAATTTCAGTACCTAGAGCTGTATCATTTGTTGTATCAACTGCATTGATGAATGAAACGATTTCTGCAAAGGTGTCTTTATCAGCAGTAGAGGCATTGAGGATAGCATCAATTCTTGCATTTTCAGCATCTATGCTGTTCTGCAATGCGGTATCTGCAGCAGCGCGAGCGCTAGCTTCAGTCGCAACGGCACCGTCTGCATACGTATTCGCAGCTGCTTCTGCCGCGTCTGCGTAAGTCTGGTATGCTGTGGTGATAGCTGATTCGCGATCCCCTGTGTTGCTGTTTGCCGCTGCTACTGCTGCATTTGCTTTTGAAGTTGCGTCTGTTGCTGCTGCTGCTGTAGCTGCTGCTTCGGCTGCATTTGCTTTTGAAGTTGCATCTGCTGCTGCTGTTGCAATTGCTGCTGCTTCTGCTGCAACAATGTTGGCCTGTAGTGTGGAGTCTGCAGTTGCTCTTGTAGAAGCTTCGGTATCAATATTACCTTGAAGGGTAACATCTGCTGCCTGGAGATTTGTGATTTCGTTATCACGAACACTTTTAAATTCTTGACCAATTCGTTGTGCTAAATTTACCATTATAGTTCTGCCTCAAATTCTGCGACGGTACCTGAAAAGCCGTCAAGGTTTGCTTGGATTTCCGCTGCTTTAAAATCAACATAGTCAGTTACCTGTTGACCTACTGTACCGTAAGCATACGTTACTCTTAAAGATAAACCATTGTAATCATCTAGTCCCGAAATGCTATTTAGATTTGATGTGAGATTTTCTAGTTTGAGTTCTGCCTGAATAACATCGCCATTAACAACTACTATATTCCAGTAATTGCCGCTTATAGCAACGTTTGAAGGTGTTACCGATCCGTTAGAGATTAGTAACTCTTCTGTTTCAAAGTTAATACTTTCGACACCAGACTTTGAAACTAAAATCCATGCCGATGTGGATTCTACCCAACGAAACGTTGCAATCCCAGCACCGGCGGCAGGATCTGCTATTGCATCAAGTACGGTAACAACCATACTGTCATGTTTAACTGCAATTGCATTTCTAGCTGCTATGGTAGCAACAGTCTTGTTTGGGCCTTTGTATAAAATAACTGCCATTTTTTCTTTCCTTAGTTAATTAAAGACATTTCAAAATCATCGATGTCGCCAATATTGGTTAGCGAGAATGTCCCATCAGGTAATTCAGAAGCTGCTGTAACCAAAGCTATTTCAAAATCTTCTACAGTACCTGCGCTAAGTGCCTCCGTAAGATTATCAAGGTTAATATTATCAAGGTTTATATCGGACGTAACAGTAATCAGATCGAGTTTTGACACAATATTTGAAAGTGCTGTAGCTACTTCTGCAAACGTATCATACTCCACAGGCGCGCCTGTTGTCAACTGTGTTAATTGAACATCTGCCTGTCTTTTTACTATAGCCATTTTATAATCCTATTTAACCTCATCGGTATTCATCAATGAGTTATCAGGGGACCTAAGCCCCCTGATAATGCTTCAATTATGCAGGTGTGTATGCGTACTGTACAACAACTGCTTTACCGTCGAAGTCGCCAGAAGCGTTCGGGGCAAGGTTGTATACAGTGGCAGATCCACCAACTGTTGCAGGAATGTCGTAAGATACAAAGTTAGCATCTGTGTGACGTACTGTACCGAAGTTGAACAATACACCATCTTTAGGAGCATGTGTCAACGTGATTGCATCGGCTGTGACCGTAAGGATCTCAGTGATGAATCTTGCACCGGCAAGGAGCAGCGCCGCATCCATTTCTGTTTTACTGTAAACAGCAAGGTTTGTACGAGCAGTACCAGCATCAGTAACACCGGAAAGGTTACCTAAGCCAGTTGTGAGTGTTTCATCAGCATTCGTACGAGCTGTAGCTTCTGCAGTAATGTTAGACTGAAGTGTAGTATCTGCAGCAGCACGCGCTGTTGCTTCTGCATCGATATTGCCCTGCAATGTAACGTCGCCGGCAGCACGAGTAGTTGCTTCTGCACCGATGTTGGACTGCAATGTAACGTCTGCGGCAGCACGAGCTGTTGCTTCTGCAGTAATGTTGGACTGCAGTGTTGTATCAGCTGCTGCGAAGTCAGCTGCAACTTTAGCAATAGAACCTACACCAGAACCGTTAATGATATCAAGTGCATCTTCAACTTCAGCAAGCGTATCGTATGCAGCAGTAACTTCACCGCGAATTTCTGCTTTAGCTGCAGTTACGCTGTTAGTGATAGCTGTAAGAACGTCATCGCCAGTGCCATTTACGTTGATGTAAGTAGCAATTTCGTTGAGTGTGTTAAGAGCTTCTGGTGCAGAATCGATGATGTCTGCGATCTCTTTACGGAACGAACCAACTGTAGATGAATCAGAGTTGATTACTGCAACTAAGTCTTCAAGTGTCTGGAAGTCACCTGCTTCGAAGGCAGCAAGAATGCCGTCAGCATATGACTGAGCAGCGGTATCACCAGCAATACGAGCAGCTGTTTCTGTTGAGATTGCTGTTGCATTGACACCTTCAGCAGCAGTTGCACGAGTAGTCTCGGCAGTAATTGCAGAGGCATTTGCAGCTTCAGCGGCACGTGCGGTAGAAGCTTCAGCGGTAATTGCAGCAGCATTTACGCCTTCTGCCGCAGTCGCGCGGGTGGCTTCTGCAGTGATGTTTGACTGAAGTGTAGTATCGGCAGCCGCACGAGCTGTTGCTTCATTGGTGATTGCAGTAGCATTTACACCTTCTGCAGCAGTTGCGCGGGTGGCTTCTGCATCGATGTTACCCTGTAATACGACGTCAGCAGCTGCGCGAGCAGTTGCTTCATTAGTAACACTTGTAGTGATTTGGGCTAGGTCTGTTACCAGTCCGTAGATGGTATTCTTATGTCTTTGTAAAACGGCCATTTATTCTTCTCCTAAGAATATTGTATTAACTGCAAGAGCTATTTGCTCAAGTTAGAGGAATTGATGGCTAATTCCTTAACCAGACAACGTATTTCTTTCATGATAGGCTTCATATTATTATTATATTCATTCAAAGCTTCATCATATTCAGTCTTATTTATGTCAATAAAAATTTTGTCTTTCTTTTTAATTATATTATATTTCTTCACCACTTTTAGCCATGCAATAAAGTAGTGATCCCTTAAAAGAATCATAAGATCATACCACCTAAGCTAAAGTGATATAAGATAGTACACAATAATTATAATCTAAGTTATCTTCCGCGTCAAACAAAACCTTAGTTTTATCCTCAGACAATGTACATGTGACTTCGTAAAAAACATTCGTATGAATGCTATCATAAATCTGAGCCATATTAAAAATTATATCACCCACCGCAGAACTAGGTAGAGTAATCTCATTATTAAGTATTGCCGTTCTTTCAATAGTCTTTGTAGTAATTAAACTTTGTAGAACTTTTAAGTCCACATAGGCTTTAGTAGCCGGATGATAGTCATCCGTAGGTGCATATTCGGTCTGGTTGTTTAGTTGTATAACGTTGGATGCAGTTAAAGGTTTAACTTCCCCGCTTGGCCTCTTGAAATATAGTAGGGAGTCGGCCATATTAAGCGCTACTTCCCCGACTTCTAGTACTTCTGGGTCGGGAATTTTCCCTGGAACGTTACTACGTTTTAGTTTAATAATTAATTCTGACATGATTTAGTCCTAAAGTATATACTTCATTATTTGCAAAACTATATTCTATATAGAATATAGATTATATATCTAATATAAAGTGGCGTATTTAGAATTCGCCGCCGTCATAAACATTTGACCAGTAAGGTATACCGTCTTCTGATACCATTAAAGATTGACCTGCAGTGCCTATAGGTAATACAATCACTTCGTCTGAGTCCGAAGCAAAGATCATATCGCCCTTAGTATATGATACTATTCCTGTACCACCATTAGCCGGAGATATAGCTTCTGCATTATCCTGCAAACCAGCTTGAATACCACCGGGTTTTATTGATACTATCCCGTCACTATCTACTATAAAATACGTAGCATCGAATTGTGCGCCCCCGAGCTCAGTAGTACTGGCAGGAACTAGAGTTATTGTTAAAGCGTTATTATCAGCATCTATACTTGTGCTAATACCATCAGCACCAAGAATAGATAAGTTATTATTAGTAAGAAGTTTAAGTAAATCTGTTCCCTGATCAGCCGACAGATTTATAGAGAAAGCCTGATCAGCATTCTTTAGGTCATTGGCAGAAATTGTACCAAGAGTAACAGACTTCGCCTGTATAGATGTTTTAGTTCTAAGAGAGCCTGTTAACTTTGCCATATCAGATTCTAGTCACGCTTGGGGTTAATTCAACTTGGCCTTCAATAACTCTAGTAACTGTTCCGGATGGGCTGACAACTTCTACATCGTAAACATATCTTCCAGCTTTCATCGCATTCGATTGTGCTGCGGATAAAGAAATATTTAAAGTATATAGCTGTGATACATCCAATTCTACAGTAAAATCTACTGCAGTAAGGGAGTTATAGGTTTTTCTTATCTGTCCGTGGTATGTGAATGTCGACAGGTCAACGGCATTACCATCGCCATCTATAACATCTACAGACGCTTCGAATTCAGACCCTTGGTCTACTGTAAGATTTGCATAGATTGCCATAATGTTATCCGCCGTTAATAGTTTGTGTTAGTCTTATTTATAGGAGTTTTATTTATAAATATTAGCTAATTTAGGTTGAATATCGAAAATATTAAAACCTCTAATTGAATTCATTATTTCCGTATGTGATATAAACTTATTTGTCAGACCTAATCTAATATCTTCTGGAAATGATTCTACTTTTCTTATATTTTCAAAGTCGTTATGCCAAAAAGGAAGTTCAGAAAATGCTATTTTTTTCAAAGTTAAAGGATCTAAAGATTGTATTGATTGTTCATTGGGGTAGTTTAAGATATTATTGAATATTGTGACTGAAACATATTCTTTATTTTTAAAATAATCTAATATATCAGATAAAAGAAATATGTTATACAAAGAAACGCATACATTTATAACAACTTTATTTCCAGTTTTTTTATAGAAATTCTCTAAGTTTTGTATAGTATCTTCAAATGACCCTCCTCGGATCCAGTCATAAGTTTTATCTATACCATCAATACTAGCGCCAGCCTTTATATTTGGAAGAAGTTTTAACACTTCATACCATTCATCGGATATTCTTTGAAAATTGCTTGTTATAATAACTTCGCATTTAGGATTTACTTTAGATAGCGCTTTTAAAATTTTAAGATTATTTTTATCAGCAAACGGTTCCCCGCCTTTAATTTGAAGATATTTCAATCCAGGTAAGACTTTAATAACTTTATCAATAGCCGAATCTGATAATTGAAATGATGAGTGAATCTGTCTGTCAAATTTAGATTCTATCTTTCTCCACTTAGAGCTAAAATAACTGGAACATGTGACGCATGTTTGATTACATGTGTTGCTTGTGGTTAATTCTAGATATGAAACTTGAAGCGTATCATGTATTTGTTTCTCATTATAATTATTAATTTCTGTCCAATATCCATCTATAGCTTTCCAGCAGTGCAAACACTGAGGAAGTTTTTTTATACCTTCGGATTTCATAATATTTCTGACATGAGTATACTTGTCACCCAAAAAGAATTCTTGTAAATCATCTACATCATCTATATGTGTTTTAAAATATTCCCTATCACTTGTTGCACAGCATAATGTCAATAATCCAGATGGATCTACGGTAATTCCTAAAAATGGCGCATGACATAACATTTTCTGTTTACAATCCTAAAAATCTGTGTATAATAGAAGTATCACTTCTGGGGGAGGAGAGGTATACTACTCATAACTTTCTAATAACCAATTGGCTATCTGTCTATTGATCAAATGATCAGCTTTATCATAATTATAGGTTGTCATCGGAATGCTATCAAGTTCTGCCTGAAGACTAGTATGAATCTCCTTTAACTTTTCCGACGGCAAATTCCATATAGCGCAATCGGCAGGATAACGAATAGTATTATACCACAACTTCACATGATGTTTATCGGTCCATTTAACAAATTCTACCATTTCATCCCAATTTTGTCTCATTGGGTTAACCATGATAGACAAGTCTCGATTTCCATCTTTACAATATTTATTAAAGATTTCAAAGTTCTTCATAAGGACTGACAGGTCACCATTAATTCTGATTTCGCTATAGCGGTCGTGTAAGAGACTGTCGATAGAAATATTAATATGAATGTTGCACATATCCATAATTTTTTGAACACGCTTATTGTACACTGTACCATTTGTAGCAATGTTTACTTTTAGACCAGGATTTAGTTCTGCAACGTCTTCACAAATATCAAGAACAATCTTTTGTGCAAATGGTTCACCACCATTAAATCGTAGCTCTTCGAGATGAGGAATAAACTCCCTAAGCTGTTGTCTAAATTCATCTGTATAAATTTGTGGAAGAGGCGGAAGCTTATCACGGTTCTTGCGAATACCAGAACTTAAAGTTCCAGAACACATTACACATTCGAGATTACATTGATTACTTAACTCAAGTTCCATCAGGCTTGGATATTTTTTTACTGTAAATTGGTCGTATGCTTTAGCTAATGGCCAAACACCATTATCAATATCTTTTTTACACTCAGCACATTTACCTTTAAAAATATCGTTAGCAATATTGTCTCTAATCTGTTGGTATTTTTCACCAAACCAAATATCGCTTATAGAATGAGTAGGGCTCCAACGATCAATAGCTCCCACCGTTAACCAGCACGGCGCTACCGTTCCATGGACAGTAAAGTACATATTGTTAACTGGGGCTTTGCAAAGAGCCATAAATTATCTCACTCCAATCAGGAAAAACTTCCTTAAAGCTTTCATTTCTAATACTATCTACCAATGTGGTTTCTTGAATAAAATCTTCAGTAAGATCCTCGCCATCTTGCATCATATATGAAAGAATGTTAACCATAGATTTATTATCTTTATGTTTCTCATAAACCTTAGACTTACTATACGCACTAAGATTTTTTATGCACAATCGTTCAGGCCCATGTAAAATATTTGTAACAACCCTTATGTTGTTTTCTTTTGCCCATTCCAAAGTTTTATCAAAGTTCCATATGCTATAGTTGTTTACTGTTGGATGTAGATTTACATAAAACTTTTGGTTATCATTAAAGAGTTTGCAATTATGACTTACAGTTTCCCAAACAGTACCTTTCCTTTGGTATTCCGCTCTAGAGCCAATATCGTCAACACTTAATCCGATTCTAACAAATTTAAATTTCTCTAGTTGGCTTAAGATTGATGTATTTACTTTACTACCATTTGTTGTTATATTGATTGCAATATTTTTAGCATATTCTGATTGTGATAATATATCAATTAGCTTCCTAGCTTCGGGACTTACAAATGGTTCGCCACCAGTAAACTCGATCTGAATAAGATTCGGAACTATTTTTTCAAAGAAGTAATCTTCATTTTCAGTATTTAATATTTTATTAGAAAGGTAATATGATTCATCTGGTATATCATAACCTCTAAATGCTTTATCTTCTTTTAGTATGAGACTGCTGTATGAAAAATCACACATACGGCATTTAAAATTACACACATTACTAAGTTTTAAATCTACAACTCTAGGTGGTTCAGCATAGGTTGTAGAATAGTCTTTTGGATCAATTTGTCGAAGAAAGGTGTAGTTATATTGGTTTCTATAGCTGGTCAATCCAGCCGCTTCTTCTTTCCAGCACGAGGAACACTCTGGAATCTTTTTATCATCTAAAAATGCTTGCCTAATTGCCTGCATTTCTGGACCATTCCATATGTCCTCATACGAATAATCTTTAAGGCTAGGTGTTTGATATTCTCCTTGAACATCTTTTTCAGCAAACTTACAACACGGTCTTACTAATCCAGCATTATCTGATGTGATTGAGATCCACGGTATAATACAAAAGTTACTCTTCATCTTTTACTTGGCAATATGTTTTGCACTGTCTGGCTAGTTTACTTTCATCTTCCCATGATTCAGGTAATGTTTTTTTAAACCAATCACTGTTCAAAATATCTTCTAGGTCATTATCGAATATGTTATACTCTTCACGATTTTTATAATAATCCATAAGAATTGTTTCTTGGCTAGTTTCGTGTGCAACTCTTGGAACATCCATTAATTGATCTGAAATGCCGTACTCATCCTTTGGAGTCCATTCTTCTGGCGCGCCCATTCTATCATACATGTAAATAACATTAGCAAAAAAACAACACGGCAAAACTTGTCCATCAGGATTTACTAATACCCTTTTTGTCTGCATCCATTCACATTTAATATTACATTTATTTTGGTGTTGCATTACGTATCACTTCCATTTTATCTTCTTCTTCTAGAAATAGAGTTTTCCAAAAAAGTCCAGGGGAATTAGTTTCATCTAAAGAAGATTTTTCTAAAAATTTAAGTTCACCCACTTTATCGATAAATTCAAATTTATTAGAATCTCTCTTAAATCTATTTGAAGGCACGTAAAAAATATCCTGCGCTCCTTTTTCTTTTACCAATGAAGCTAGATTGTAGATATCTTTTTCATTGTGTTTAAACACAACGGTAAACACTTGAGATATACCTCCGGCAGCAGTAAATGTTTCCATATTATCTAGAACTGTCTGTAAGTTAGTATCCTGTCGATATAGTGAATGCTGATCCTGTGTAACACCATCAATTGCCCACATAACGGTGATTCTTTCTCTGCCTAATAAACCAAATTTCCACCACCAATCAGCATTCCTAATACTACCATTGGTATTAATTAATATTTTACATTTAGAATTATTCATGATATATTTTACAATTTCAAATATATCTTTATTCATCATGGGATCTCCCCATGTACCACAAATATCAATCCTGTCGATATGGCTTAAGTTTTTAGGAGTAAACGCTTTTTTAAACTCTTCAGTTGACCATTGAATAACAGGTAACCAATCGACTTTTTGTAAGCCATTAGCATCCGTTCTATGGCATTGAGGACATTTAGCATTACAGTGTGTAGAAATGTCGAGCCACAGACTTAACTCATTTTTATTATATAACTCATCATAGTTATAAAATTGTTCATCTGATATGAGTCTCATGATATACCATCTTTAGATTCTTGTTTTATTTTTTTAATGTCATCTTCATTATTTAAATTAAAATTTTGCCAATAAAAATCCCTGTCATTTTTCAGCGAAGATTGTTCTAAATAATCACTTTCACCTTTACTATCTATAAAATGATATTGGGGCTCTCCCTCCCGGAATCGATTTGATTGCACAAATGTTGCTGACACTGCGCCATTATTTTTTGCTAGAGTTGCTATATCATATAAATGCGCTTGATTATGTTTAAACACGATGGTAAATGTTACACTTATGCCGCCAGCTGCAGTGAATGATTGCATATTTTCCATAATTAAGCTTAAATTTGTGTTTTGTCTATATTTGTTATGCATTTCTTGAGTAGAACCATCGATAGCCCAAACAACGGTCATACGATCTTTGCCTAATAAACCAAATTTCCACCACCAATCTGGATTTCTAATGCTACCATTGGTATTGAACAATACATTTGCATTTGATTCATTTAAAATATATTCAGTAATTTCAAATACGTCTTTGCACATCATGGGATCACCCCACGTTCCACAAAACTCCATGCATTTAATATTATCTAACGTTTCTGGCGGAAATGCTTTTTTAAATTTATCTAATGTCCACTGTTTTAATGGGATCCATTCTGCCTTTCCCAAACCATCTCTATTCGTTCTATGGCATTGTGGGCATCCCGCATTACAGTGGGTTGTCAGTTCAAAAAATATCACTGATTCTTTATTGCTATAATGTTTATTAAAATTTGAAATGCCGCTACTCATTTTTTAAACCAACTCTATGATCAGATTTTACTGAACAGAACTTTTTGCATAATCTGTGGCATTTATCTTCATCATTCCAAGACTCTGGAAGGGTTTTAGTAAACCATTCATTGTTTAATATTTCTTCTAACGTATGGTTAAAAACATTATGGTCTTCTTTAGTTTCCATATATTCATGCAGAGAAGTTTTATAATTTTTTTTAGCAACATAGTCACCCTTCCGCCAAATGCCGTAGTGCTCAATATCCCATACATTCGGATCATCTCCCAAAATTGATATGGTATATTCTATATTAGCAAAGTAACAGCATGGAAAAACTTGACCTTCATGATTTATTAATGCGCGTTTAATTTCCATCCATTGGCATTTTATGCCCAATTTATTATCAGATAAATCTGTCATAATCTTTCCATTCATGCGGCTTGTTCATACTATTTGTAAAGTGAACAATCTTTAAGTCAGGATGAAACTGTCCATTATAGATGTATTCATTACCAGTAACCTCATAATATCTATCAGTTAGTTTAGCGCACATTTCTTTATCATCTGAACTTAGCCAGCGGGTAAACCAAGCATCGGGCATGAGTTTTAGATCCATTCCATATAGACTGTCTTGAACGAACATAAACTCGCCATTCACTGGACCATTTGTTAATCCAGCTTTGATATAGTAGTTTGTATAATAAGATATATCACTCATAAACTTTTGATAAATGTGTTTTGTTCTTGAAGGCCAAAACTTATAGAATCCACCACTCATCTTAAATGGGGTGCCATTAAAATTCCACCAGTATGGAATAGAAACAAATTCATTCTTCTCGCATGGATAGTTGATTACGTCCTCATAGTCGTTAATAAGCAGTTTATCGATGTCCATAACAATTACGGGTTCATAGATATCCATATTAAACACTTGAAGCTTATTCCACTGCAAAGGAACGTGCGGGTGAAAAGGCTCACGAATCCAGGTTACCTCATGCTTGCTTAGCTTTGAGTTAATATAATCTTCGTACTCAGGTCCATATTTGTTTCCTATTCTTACGCAGAATATCTTCACAGAACCCATTCCATTTTCTTATTAATGAAGTGATACATCTTAGCACTAGGATCCGCTCGCTTCATACTATCGAATTTTTCATCAATAATGTAATGCCAAGGGCCGTTGAGATATTGAATATCGATAGACTTTGAATGAACCAAATATGAAAACAGAGTTTCATTATCATATCCAAATACACGTTGAATGTTGTGAGGATACATTGAAACTGGATCTTCTTTAAGCTCGGTCATAAAATCTAGATTGGCTCTGATATTTCTAAAGTAACCCAACTTCTTAATAACATCCGATCCAGCTACCATAATTCCGGTATTAAATACATCATTATCTGGATCTAGACCATCCTCAAGCAACATTGCGTGGGTATTCCAATATTTTGTAGATGGGTTACGAATGCAAGTGTTATAATCTTTAGGAGATACGGACTTACCCCATTCTGCTAGTTTATTGGAATGGGCACAACCAAACTTAGTCAAATCATGCGCTTCAAAAATATCGTCTGTTGTGTTTGGGATTACGTCAAAGTCAATATAACATACTGCATCATATAATACTGCCATATCTGCCATGGTCCAATGCTTATAGAAATTAACTATATCATAGTGTGAAACTTCTGGATATTCTTGTTCAAAAGTGGCAACAAAATCCTTATAGTAATCATCCATTTCATATAGATGATAATCGGCACCAATCGATTCTGCGTATTGTTTCTGTCTTGCTACAATTCCGTCATAGTTTTCCTTAAGCGCATTTTTGGTTTGAAGACTCTTATCAGTTTTTACTTGAACGTCATTTTCAAACCAGCCAGGATTATCTAACTTATCTTCTGGAATATCAATGAATACGCTATAAACTACCTTTTTCATTTACCAATCACCATATGTCTTTTAAAGTCACCTAAGTCTAAAGATTCTGCATATGCAACATATTCTAACTTAAGACTTTCTGCAAATAAATCTACTGTTGGCCAACAATTAATGTGTGCCGTAAGATCAACAAAATTATTGCTCTGAAATACTACCCAGGTATCCTTAGGTTTATTCTTAATAATAGAAAGAATATCCTCTTGTTCCATGTGCTCACAGCTTGTATTAATAATAGCTGAGTATTTCGATAAATCTATTTCAGCATCAACCTCTTCAGTTATGAAATCAATATTACTGTCATAAAATAGTTTCCATGCATATTCTTCACACATCGGATCCATATCAGCTGAAGTGATAGCCATCTGATCAATATCAGGCCACATTTGTCTTAGTTGATATGCTGCCATACCATACCACCCGCCAGCAACATAAAAATGTCCGGCGTCATGATTGTAATGTTTGTGGAATTCTTTTGCTAACCACTCTTTGCTTTTCCAGTGGTTAATATCGACTGAGTGACCTATATCTTTAATGCGATATAAGTCATCAATACCGTACATCGATTCATCATAAACTTCTTCAGTAAGCTTTAGTGCTCTATATAAGATCTCTGAGTTCAACGTCAATTTCCTCAAATGTGATTACACATGGATCATAATCAATTTCTTTTTGATATTTCTTTGATTGTACATATTGATTATCAAATGTAAAATAATCAAAATCTTCATGTACTATAAATCTATCTATACCCACATATTTCCGTAAATAGTAGTCTCTAAAGCCAGTATTAAAATGAGTCCAGTAATTATTAATATCTTTGCTATTGGTGTCCCAAGACATAATAGAACTATTTACTTTTACATCATAGTTTGAAAGTCTGTTATACACCTTCCCCATTTTCCAATGAGAGTGGATAAGAGTAAGTTTTTCCCAGTCTTTTTCTTCTGTATGAATAAAGGGATCTTTGCAGATTTTAACATCAAGATCAAAGAAATAAGTTTTACCCTTAAAAGGCATATCTGGATCAAACAATCTAAGTTTGTTCCAGACACCTTTTAAAGTGGGTTTAGGTAATGGGTCTATGATAATGATTTCTTTGTCTATACCAATTTTATCATCAGTATAGCAATAAAACTTAAAGTCCGATTTTGCTACGGCTTTAATATCATGGTATAATTTGTTGACATATTGACTATTATATTTTGTGCCAAACTTGACACATATCACATTATACATTATTAGTCCTTTTGGTCTAATTTTCTCGCACTATAGATGCTTAATAGCTCAAACACTGATTTAGCTTTTCTGATTGACAACTTAAGTTCTTTATCTTTTGACTTGGAAATGATGGGATCTTCAAGAATAGCAATTTTCATATTGAACAAAAAATCAGTATCGATATTTAAAGATTCCACCTTATTTAGCAAATCTTTTGGGGTAATAAGGTATGTCGAAGAGGCCGAGTTATAATTTTCTTGAAGAGCTTTTAGGGCCTCTTCCCGATCTTGATCGACTTTCCCATACGCTTCTTTAATCTTTTCAGATTCTAAAGCCCATCTACGATCAATCTCACTGTTAATCATTTGATTAAATGTATTAGCTTCAGCTTTAACTATAGCTCGTGTAGCAGTTTCGATTTCTTCTAATGTAATATCTTGTAAAAGATCGTTAAAATCACTTGAAGTGAAATCCACTTCAAGAACATACGGCACTAATCCATTTTCTTCTTGATAGAGAACCTCAATTAATGTATTAGTCGGAAAATCCATAAAGGTTGCTGATACAACCTTACCGCTAAAAATAGCCATAATAATTCACTTTCTTTTATTATATTAAACTTGGTAAATTCTTAAGTAGTTTGTTGAGATTGTTGTTGCTGTGCCACTCGGAACTTCTTGTGTTCTATAGTCGTCGGTATCTACAAAGCGCTGTAGGTACGTAGAGCTATTTAGCTTCGTATCAGTCATAGCAGAACCTCGGTTAGTACCAGTTCCATTAATGCTGTATCTGATTCTAGTCCCGGTCACTTCTGCCGCATAGTAGTTAATCATTGTGCTAAGTGCGTTTCGTAGTACGTCTGCAGAGGCTTGTTGAAGATTTGTTCCAGACTTTGTATAACATACTGGAAGTTGATAAGAACCTTCAGATGCAGAATTGATTCTATGCAAATAGTAATTCGTAATAGTCGTTGGTTGATCTTGAGTTTCTGGAATACCAGATGCAGTATAAGCACCGGCATTTGCTCTTGTATCCACAAATACTGGAGTGCTGGAAACCAATGTTGACCCAGCAACAGAAGAGCTTGTTGAAATATGGTATGTTCCAGCTTGTGCAGAAGTAGTGTAGCCGGAAGTTAATGTATCGATAGCTGGAAGAATAAAAGTATCCCCGAAGTCAGCAGCGGTCATTTCTCTTAGGTCACCACCATCATAATATAACGGATATGAAAGTGTCGCATTTGTCCAGTTAGTTAAGCTTGTGTCAATTGATTGAGTAATCCTAGCATATCCTACAGTTGTAGTAGAAACGTTCGGCGTTTCTGCCTCTGTATCGTAGTCTGTTACATCTGTTGTTCCCTCGCCTGCAATCAATCTAGTATCATTAATAGTTCCAAGATTACCGCCACTTGCAACGACTGACAAGTAAACATATGGATTTAAGCCATATTGGCGAATGGCTTCTGTTTGAATTGCCTCGATTTCGCCGGAAGTCATCTCCCTAAGATTACTTCCATCCAATTTTAAAGGTGTTCTAATTGCCATTTTAACTTCCTGCTCCGTATAGGGTTTTTAATGCGACGCCGCTATTATCGTATATCACTAGACCTACTTCGTCTTTTAATTTCGCTCTTGATACGGCATCATCGGTTAATTCAGTTGTATTTATGCTTCCTGGAGTTACACTTATAACACCACTTGAAAATGTAATTCCAGTCCCTGCAGATAAGTGTGCTCTTACTTCAGCTGCACTTGGTCCAGTATATGTAATAACACCTGAAGTTGAGTTATAGCTTAGTGATCCATCTCCACCAGCATCTGTTACGCTAATATGCGCTCTTACTTCCGCAGCACTTGGACCAGTATATGTAATAACACCAGTAGCAGAACTATAGGATAACGATCCATCTCCACCCGCATCAGTTACGCTAATCTTACTTCTAAAATCTAGGTCATTATCAACTAACGCATATACCTCATTGATTGCCCCGACAAGATCGGAGTCTTGAGTTGTGTTCAGAGTCGTTAGATCACCAACATATGTAGAAATTAAATTTGTCTTAGTGACAAAACTGTCCATAGTGTCTGATAAATTTACAATTACTTTTGCCATTATAGTTTCTCTACAATCTGAGTTAACATTTTTTTGATATCATCAATATCATTTTTCATTTGCGCAAACTCTTGATCTTTAGCTTTTCTCAGTCGCTTTGCTTCACGGGCTTGTTCAAGTTCACTTCTATTTATATTGATTATAGCCCCAGTATTTAAATCTCTTGCCATACCGGGGCCGTTATCTGCTTTAACTAATCTCATTATACACCAAGCGCAATCGCTCTTAGGTCACGAATAATTGGAACTTTACTACTATTCGTTGACTTAAACACAACCTTGATTTGGAACTGATTAAATGCTGGAAGTGATCCGCCTTGCCCGCCGATAAGGTATTCGTATGATCTAAATACTTCTGGATTTTCATCTGAAGGCATATTATTTTCAATTGAAGCTAGCGCCCAGTCGGTATCCGTAAGCAGCGTTGTGCCGTTTGACACTCTGTAATAAACATCAAAGCTTGCAACCGATGGTCTGTTTGCTGATACTAGAACTTTCAAACCAACAGCATCATCGGCGAGTGTAATAGCTTTTGTAATATGCTTAGAAGCGTGTGTGCCACCTGTTGCAGTTGTCTCCGCAACATAGTTAAGTGGAACGTTAAATCCACTAGCAGGTGATGCAGATTGCTTGTCAATTCTGTTTGAGATAGCAATAGCAGTTGCACGTTGCATATCAATTACAGGAGAGATAAAGTCATTATTCGTTGACATTGTAATATTAAGCGTTAAGCTCTTTGCGCCTGCCATATTGTTTGTTTCATTTGACGCATTAGCAATCAACTTTGGTGTTGAGAATACAATCTCTCTATTGATCGGAATATCAACAGCGCTTTCTTTCTGATAAGCGGTTTCTATCCCAGCAAGAGATTGACCCGTTGTAAACTCACCTGTTGCAGAAATATTAGTATTATCTAATAAGAGAGTCGTGATATTTGGAATCATAACATCCATCGGAATGTTTTTATTTGCTAGAACTGCACTTCCCCCACCAATATCAGCGGATGTTGATGCTGAGTCAGCTTCAAATGTGTAGCCATTTGCATCAAGAGCCGTAATTGTTCTAATGCCGTTAATACTTCCTGCAGAAATGCCACCGAATGTAGTTGCTCCTGAAATTACAACATCATCACCAACCGTAAGACCGTGAGATCCTTGATTAACGGTGATTGTTGCATCTGCAGAATCGACACTAAATGGATCGGCTGGAAGTAGTTCGGAAGGAACTGCTACGTTGTTGAGTTTTGCAATACCTGTTGTTGCGGTAAACTGTGCACCATACATTTTAAATGTTAGGTCTTCCCATTGTGATGGAGTCCAAGTAGATGCGTTTTGTGATTTAAAGAGTGACCCTAAGAATGGCTGTCTAGTTACTTTAGCATCGGTTGTTCCTAGAATAAAGTCGCCAACTCTAGAAATATACACTAAGTAATCTGTAGTGTTTGCAAGCATAACAACAGCATATTCTTTGTAAGGCTCCAGGTAAACGGGCTCATCAAATTCAAAGGTTGTCGCAACCGATGCATCATCAGAAACTGTAATTTCTGAAGGATAAACAAACTTAGTTGATCCAGGTAGGATATTACCAGTCGGAATGCCATTTTCCATAGTGCGAAGTTGGATCCATACTGGATTTGCTTCTGATGCAGCTTTTGTTTTAAAGTAGAAATCAAACTTTGTCGCAAAATATCCTGTTGGTTCTGCAACAAAGAAAGACTGTGCTAATGGATCTCCACGATCCTGTACATCAATTGTGTCTGTAGAAATAATGCGACGATCGGCTGATGTTGTCGTATTAGTAAAACTTTGAACTGTAAGAACGCGTGTTGAAAGAATATCTCTTTGTCTAACTTCAATAGTACCTCTTGAAGTAAATGTCGTTTTACCGAATGAAGTTCCGTTCGCTCTTAATCCAGATGTAACATCAGATAATGTAAACGGTCTTGTGCCTGTTCTAAATCTTAAACCTGCTGTCGATGGAATGAAGAATGAACCTTCAATTCTTCCAGATCCGTCAGTAACAAGATTTGATGCGCCGTCTGGATGTCCAACGGTTCCGTTTAGACTATTACCAAAGTCAACTGGATCAGATGCCATATTTACAAATGATTCTGATTTTACCCAATCATCAACTGAAACATCGTCAAAGAATGGGAACAATCTTGTATTAGGTCTGAATCCTTCGCCTTTAAAATACACTTTTCTTGAGCGCATGAATGGAATAACAAGAACATCAATAACTCTATCCCCAACAACTTCACGCACGGTTTCGGAAGAAACTACTCTATTTGATCCGGTTGTAGTAGTAGTTGTAGAATTTGCAAAAATCGTCGTGGTTCGAATATTTCCACTTTGTATGGTTGAAGAAGTATTTCCACCAGCAACAGTACTTGAAGCTAAAGTAATGGAACTTGATGTGGAACCAACTTGAAGTTGATCAAGAGGAATTCCACCCCAGTTAAACGAAGCTGAGTTCCAAAGGTTGGCTCTGCTTGTATCAAGTCTTGTGCCACCATTAATAATTCTATCTGCGGTCCACTGGGTTTCGATCCAACTATCACTTGACGGTGACATTGTAATGTTACCTAGCCAATCCATTAAAATAAATGGATTTACGTTTTCCGTACCTGTTACGGAAGATTGGTCATATATCGTTCTATGTGTATAGTTTAGATATACGTTGTCACCTTTAAGAATCGTATTTGTTGAGGCCGCGGAGTCGTATTGAAGAGTAATAGCATCTTCACTTGAAGTCGGTCTTAATGCTTTGTTAACCGGATCAAGAGCAGCTCTGTGTTCTGATGATGCAACATCAGTGAATGTGTGATCAGCAAAGTTATCTACAAAGAAACCGGATTTTGTTCTGTCAAGACCAGCCGAATCCAATACACTCAATGCGCTTGTATCGAGTTCGAGTAAGCTAAGAGAAGTTAATTCTTCAAGCTTATCAATACGATCCTCAAGACGACCGATATCTGACATAGTATAATGTCTATGGTCAATCTTTTCAACGGTCAAATCAGAAGGAGAGAGAACATATGGGTTTAATGTAACTCTATAAAGCTCAAGCGAGTTTTCAGGGGTTTCTGGATATTTTGGTGAAATAGCAGACTTACCTGAAATAAACTTGATTTCATTATTATTTGTAATAACAACTTTATTTCTTGTTCCAAGATAGTATGTAACGTCAGCTTGGATGGTATCGTTCGTTTGTGGAAGTTCGTGAAGAACTGCTCCTGCTCCAAATGTTTGTGAGGAGTTAACAACTGATCTGAAATCAAGAACATCTCTAAGAGAAACAGTTGTCCCACCTGCTAGGGTGTGTGAAGGAATATCTTCATAGTCAACTTCGCCTGTATATGAGTTAACGGCAAAGAAGTCGCCTGAAACACCGTGATCAAAATATTGATATTGAACAACAACGTTATCTGTTGGAAGCGATTGTCCAGGTTTCAAAATAATACGACCTAGATCATAGAAGTTGTCTCTTTGGCCGTTATCAATAGTAAACTTACTTACAAGTGATCTGCCAGAAGAATCCGACAATGTAATTCCGTCAAAGGAATAGATATCAGCTTTTGATAGATTTGCATAGATAAGTCCATTGCCATCAGAATCGAATGATGCAATTGTATCAGCACCTGTTTCAAGGCTTTTTGATCTAACTGTTGCAGCTGCTTTATTAACATAAGTAATAACTTCAAGATTTGCTTCAGATGCTGGAAGTCCTGAGAGGGAAGCTGTTGTAGTACCAGCTCCAGTAATTGTTGCGCCAGAAATAATATCACTGTCTGCTAGTGCAAGAACCCAATCGTTTGTATTCGCAAATGTTTCACCTGAGGCTGAAAGTGTAAGTGTCGCTTGCCCTGAACCGTTCGTTGATGTTGTAAATCTACGTTGAGTTGCAAGTGAAATATCGGATAATACTGAAGGTCTAGATGTTGGAAGACTTACTAGAAGCGAGCTATTACTTGCATCTTTAAGAACTGCCTGAGAGTTTTCAAGAACCAAATTTGAATAGTTGGAAGTTGAAGTACCAATGCTTCTTACGTCTCTGAAGTTTTGTCCAGAGTTCATTGATAATTGGAAAATGTAAAGACGATAGTTGCCGTTACCATTCTCTTCAATCGCACGAACTCTTGCTGTACCAATAGTAGATCCACCATGAGCTGTAGCTGAACGTAAATTCATAAGTTCGAATTCGTTTACATTTGGTAGGCCTTTATTCCCATCAATGACGATATAGTTGCCAATGCTAAATGCTGCAACTTCATTGTTTACCGTCTGGGTTGTTCTAGGTTTTGTTACGACGATATTCGTGTTAAAGTCTTTATTTGCTCTATATCCGTTAACGTATACAGTGCCTGGAGAAACGTGAATATCAAGTTTAGTTGCATCAGAATCGTCGTCAAAAGATAATGTGTATGGTTTAACAATATAGTTGCCTGACTCTTCTTTTGTTCTAAGAGCTAAAACGTCTGTAAGTTTATTATAATTATCTTCTGATTCTGCTTTAACATCAGATACGATAATACCATTTCTGATTTTGGCAATGTAAACAAAGTTTTCATCCGAATCAACATTACTTCTAATATCAAGAGTAAGACGAATTCTGTATCTGTCAGCGCCAGGCGAAGAAGTGTTTGGAAGCGCACCAGAGTTATCATAAAGAGTTACATCATCATTTGCAGTAACAATATCTTCAACAATCTTAAAACCAAGATCATCAGTTAACAGGGTTGTGTATTTTGAAATGATCGATGTTTGTTTTGGTGCGTATACAAAACGTCCTGTTGCGTAGAAATCCCCACCTGCAACGTTGCCTGAAAGACCACGACCAGTAGCTGGATTCAACGTTGTATTTGTGGTTTGTACCGTAAGTGTAACAGAACCGTTTGCAATATCTTCAGCAGGAGAAAACTTGATTGAAGCGCCGCTAGAAAGCCCGTCGTTATACTTCACGTATATTGTTGCTGGATCTGCACCAGCAGCAACTTTAACATCAACGATCGTTGCTTTAATTCCAGACGTCGCACCTGTGAACTCAGTCCCAATGATAGTCGAAGTATTTGATGGTAATGTATTTGATGCTGTATTAAGTTTAACAAATTCAATCTGATTAACACTAATACCACCTGGATTTACTGCAGCACCTTCTTTGAAGATGTTATTGCCAAAGCGAGTAATCTCAGATTGAATAATAGTTTGTAGCTGTGTTAACTCACGCGCTTGAACTGCACGGCCGTTATTAAAGAGAACACGATGAAAACCAGCGCTGTCGCTGTAATCATCTCTATATGTGTTTTTAAATGTATTCTTGATTAATTGGTCGACCATATGTTAAACCTGTCTTATAATTGGATGATAATCTTAAGGTCTTCTGTCTGAGCAGCCGACCTTTCGATGGCAGCGCGGTTATCAATGTAGAATACCTCACCTTTGAACTTATTTATATCACCTACTGTGAGTGGTGTTCCGATAACACCGCTACCAGCACCATCTGTTTCGGTAACAGATTCTGATGATTGAAATGGTATAAACCCGGTTGCTTCTGTTTGATGATAATAGATTTTGTCTGAGTCGAATCTATCTACATACGCCTTTGCTCCAGATGTTCCACCAAGAATTGTCCTATCTGGAGAGAACGCAGTTGATATAGATGAAAGTGTCATATAATCAAGTGCTGATCCGGTCTCTGAAGAATAATCAGAATCTGTTGCCGCATTTTTAATATTTCTCATCAGTGCAACTTGTCTAAAATCTTGACCGATAATGAAATCTTCGTTTTCAGCACCCGAAGGCTTTGCGTTAAACATAAGTGCAGTTGATTTTAAATCAATTCTAGGATCTGAACCAAATCCACCTAGATATGAGAGATTTGCTCTTGCCGCTGCACCTATTCCAGCTCCTCCAGAAAAAACAACATTAGCATAATTATATCCGCTTCCGTTAAAGATTGTTGATGCAGAATCCCTCATCTCAACTTTAACGACCGATCCGCCAAGAATCGTTGCTACTGCTTCCGCGCTATCGCCATCACCAATAATTGTTACCGTCGGTGCAGAAGTATAACCAGATCCGCCAGAAGTAAGAGTGATACCAGCAACTTGACCATCAACTGCAGCTTGTTGGATAGAATATTGTTCAATAGCTGTAGCTGACGATGCCGAATCTGTAGCATCCTGTAGTTTTACTGGCATATAGTTTGCAGACAAATATTTGTTTGCATCAACCGCAGCAAGTGTGTATAGGAACTTCCACACATATCCATCCGCCGTTTTAAATGGGGTTGATGCAGAACTAGTCGGTTTAACTGTAGATGCAACACCCGCGCCGCTTGCACTTTTACCTTGTTCAAGACAGATATAAACAGAGTTGTTATCAGTAATAACATAATGTGAATTCGTAGGCTGTCCAACCTGGTTAGTATTATACCCAGAATATATCGAACCAGAAGACCAGTTTTTGCGAGGAACAACAAATGATACGTCAGCGGTTCTTTTAACAGATTGCATATTCAATCTAAACTGAAGTTCTTCCCTAAGAGAATTGATTGGCACTGTTGGGGTATCCGAAGAATCCCAATCCTGTGATCTACCGATACCGATATAATAGTTTTGTGCCGAATCGGCAACATCTTCAAAAATGTTTTGGACCAATTCTCTTTTAAAATAATCTGTGATGATGGCTGACATTTTAGGTCCTACTTATAGTGCTGCGATTGCTGTCTTAAATGCGTCAAAGTCTGCACTTGCCGCTGCGATTGATTGTAATGAGCTTATGCTGATATAGTCACCATAGAGCTCTGTAAAGTTTTCATTGATTTTCTGGCCAGCGTCTCTGAGCGTATCTCCAGTGCCGTCATTAGCCGATGTTCCAAGTGAAATAGATTGTTGTGCCATAATTAATTCCTGTTGTGTTGATTCTATTTATAACAAATATTACGCGGAATCTTGATATTGTAGCGGATTACCGTAATCAAATTTATTCATATCCATTGTTTCTATTGTATTAGAGAAATCGACTGCGCGAATGATTCCATCAGAATCCTCATCGAATGTAGGTGAGTTTTCGTCAGCAAATTCAATAATTGAGTTGTATTGATCTGCAATTCCTGCTATAGTAAGAGTATTGAATAGTTGAATTTGACGTATGAGTGACACTCTTTCTGCAAGAGAATCGCTATCATTATCATCAATAATAATACCAGTAATTGACTGATTTTGTGTAAGTGTTGCGAATGCGGTTTCTTCAAAGATTGCTGTGCCAGCTGCAGAATCTAGTAATGCAATAGGCATCGATGAAGCACTAAGATTATATATGCCCTCGATAACAACATCGCCAGCCAAATACCATCCAGCTGGATGGACAAACAATTTAAAAAGATCTTTCCATTTGGCTAAAGGAATACCAGACTGAATTAGAATAGAATGTATCTGATATCGCTTATCGTCTTGTATATATTTAAGAGAATCTGTTCCCAATCTAGAATCATTCACAATAAACATATTGTTTTTTGGATATACGATAGAAGCTTCTTCACCAAAGAACGCTCTAAAGAATCCTTCAGCTGAGATTTTGCTTCCTTTTGCTTTATAGAAAGATGCAATAACTTTAGCAATAAATCTTGGATCTGCAAAGAAGTCTGCAGATTGTGAGTTATTGCCAATCTCTTTAAAAATATTGTCAAGTGACGATAGCTGTGTTGTGCTCAAGTCCCTTGCTTGATATAATCCTTGAATGAAGTACGAATACCCTTCATCATCTTTTTCCATAAAGTCATAATAGATATCAAGAAACTTTACTAAGTCTGGGTACTCAGTTGCAAAGTGTTCTGGCAAAGCTTCCTTTGTCTTATCAATGATAAGATTAAGTGGAAGTCTTCCGTTATAATCAAATCTATTTGACATTACAGCGTTACTCTAATCTCTTGATAATCAATTTGTGCGGATGCGAATGATTTTTCAGTATCAAGTGTAAGAATATAGTTTCTTAACGGTCTTATCGTACTTTGATTAGCGGGAACTGCAGATATTTTAATATATGACGCTGCCCCGATGATAGATGTTGGCGCTAAGCTTACAATATTAACCGATCCACTTACCGGGTTATATGTTCCAATATTCGTAACCACTATTTCACCCTCTGCCGTGGCAACTTCAAGAATGTTTGAGCCCAATCTATTTCTGATTGTGCATGTCTTACCATTTGTGTTAAATAGAGTTGATGTTATAGTGTGTGTTGTTGTCAATGGCGCTGCAAGTGCAACAGGATATTGAAGAGAATATGCAAGATTTTGTGACAAAGTTGGAGTTATTCTTTGCTGAACTTTAACATTCATTCGAGAGTTAAGAATAGCTTCGCTTATGTCATCAACATCTGCTAAAATCTGTGAACGTCTAAATGTCGTATTAAACTTATTAAGATTTTTCGTGAAATAATCTCTAATAAGCGTTTGCACAGTACCTTCAGTTGTACCTGCAGTAACGTTTGTTAGTGACGGATCAAAGTTAAAAAATGTTTCTATTTCAATATAAGTTGTTATGGCATCCGAAAACTTAGTATCAATAGACATAATTGAAAGGTTGTCTGATAGATTCGATACGATTCCATCCTTCACAACCTGCTTTACCGCTTCTGTCGTATTCTCAATAAACTTCAAAGACACATATACATTACCGAAATCTGCTGGAACATTATCTTCTCCGCCCCATGCAGTAACATCATTAAGAAAACTTCCGAAATTTCTTATAATAAGGGCAATATAATCATTTGCAGTTACAAGTCTATTTTGTGATGCATATGAAATCGGTGCGTTCGATTTAATAGATTTAATTGATTCTTTATCAGAACCACCAGCAGCCCTTGAAAGTGTAGTGACTGCAATAGCATAATCTGTGTCATCGACTGTTATTTCACTTTGAGAAATAAAATCTCTGGCGCCATTTGCTGCAACATTACTTGTCGAAAGATATGTTACTCGGATAACTTCACCTGGTTGCGGTGTTTTACCTGTCGTAATACCGTCACCGAATGTGATTTCATAGCTTCCATTCGGGGCTTCTCTTAGTGTATAATATCGCGTATCCGCGGTTACGTTCTGGGCGGATGCCAAAGGAAGATACGTTTCAAAAAGTTCTGCATTTCTAGACGCATAAACTTGAACCGATGCAGTTGATGTATCGATAGTATCGTCTGGAATAATATAAACAGGCGTTGATATTGAATCTGCGATAAACGTTTTAGTTCTAAATGTACCTTCATAGATATAAATCGTGGGAGATCCACTAGAAGTTAAAAATTGATAAAAGCCAGATCCATTGTCAACCGCAATATGATCTTCGATTGTTTGGAAAATATATGATACATCTTCAACAGTCGAAGTAAATTGTGAACCGGCCGGCAATGTTAATGTTCCTGGTCTGCTCGGATTTGTGATACTTACTGATAAACCTACCGTTGCATATGCTGCAGTTTTCGACCTAGGAATATAACCCAGTGATTCTGAAATAGCAAGAACGGAACTTCTCAGTTGGGCTGTAGTAAGAAATGACTCATTTAATGCAAAGTTTGCAATCAAACCATTATAGTGAGTGTTATATGCTAGAACGTCAAGGATATTTGATAGACCAGAAGCCTCAAAGTCGTAGTCAGCAAATTCATCACTGGCAAGAAAGTGTGTTTTTAGTTGCTCTTTGATTCTATTAAAATCAAGGTCTGTTGATTTAATACTAACTGCCATATTATCTTAGCCTTGTAATTGTTGTTTCAAAAGTCACTTCCTCGGACGTATTTATAATTCGGAATACGATCTGGACTCTTGCTGTGTTTCTGTCTGGTTGAACATTGGGCGAAACCGAAATCAGTTTAGCTCTTGGTTCAAAGTTTTCTAATGCAAATGCAACTTGATCAGCGATCAGAACATTACTTTCATCATCAGCTAATTCAAAAAGTAGTGCATTTAAGCCACCACCAAAGTATGGATTAAATGGCTTTTCACCCAAGTCTGTAAGCAACAAGTTTTTAATCGCTTGCTTTACTGCAGCTGCATCATTTTTCTTATATACGTCACCAGATGCTTTTTTAGCAAATGTTAAATCAATATCTGAATATAGTCTATTTCTAGAAGTAACGAGACTTCTAGTTTGTAGATCACCATCCTCTATTGAGAAATATTTTCTAGCCATGTTACTTCCTAACCTTTGAAGTATTTATATAGTTTTAAGATGGGTATCTCTTAATAAAGTTTAGGTTTTCAAATGGAACTTCGCCGCCATCAGCTTTAAAGCTAGGAATCGTGAACGGGAACCAGAACTTATCAGTGTCCTGCCACACATAGATGAAGATCTCGCCGTTATCGTCATTGGTTCTTGTGATAACATAATCGCCTTCCTTGGCTGGTAGGTTGAATGGCCTTTTGAATTTACCTTTGTAATCAACCCTAGAATCACCAGTATTAAATGTGTGAATTGGGCCCTGCTCGGTCTGATCTTCTGGGTGAATAAACGGATATGCATTGCCTGCTTCTTCATCAGGTTCTTGACCGTCATCACTTTCGTTTTCTCCAGTTTCCTCAACTGATTCTTCTGCCGATGGCTCATTTTTAGGTTCAGTTGCAAGCATCATAATCTCTTTACCTTGAACCTTACCATTAAATACTGTTTCAACAGTCATATCATAAGTTGCTTTCCAGTCTTTTGGTATAGAAGGCATAATAAGAACAATCTGAACATTTAAATCGCCAGATGGATCATACGTATCATAGTCAAGAATCATTTTTTCAAACTTGATATTTTTTACAATCCAAGTTGCAAGTTCAAATGTTTTATCAGTATCAACAACACCATCTAGCCCAGTTAGTTCGTATACAACTGCTCGTCCTTTTGTTCTTAAATCAAGAACGCTTCCTGCTGTTAAAACCTCAACGTCATTTTTCATATAGACGCCTTCGACGATTTCAAGGTTATATCCCTTAAACTCTTCTTTATCTTTTCGAATTCTGCTTACAAACTCTGCTTGTGGATATAGATTTCTAAGCATCTGAATTTTTTCATTCAATGTTTTAGAAGGATCAAGCTTTCCTGGATCGCCTTTGCCATATAAGAACTGACTTAATGAAATGCCTGCCGCAAGCAATGTGCTTGAAGTAACATTTAGAACGCCATTTGGATCATATTGTGTGTCTGGAACAATAGCAGTTTGTGTATTAACTGATGCAATGACTCTTGCTTTTGGGTCACTCGAACTTGAAACTGTTGTTCTTGGTGTCACTGTAAGCTGTTTAGGATCACGTGTTTCGATAACTTCGGCCGGAACTGTATCAGAATGTTTAGGGTTCATATTACCAGTAGATACCTGATAATTATTAAACTTCTGATTTGTGTGGTGGCCAGTATCTCTTTTTCTCGCACGAACTTCTTGTGTTGTCAAAGTTTCTCTGGAAACGTATCCAGTATCAGCTGATTTATCAAATGCATTTTTAAGATGATCGCCCTTATCAATTGTAACCTTCTTAATGCCGTATGCGCCCTTTGTCAGATATTCAGTCATAACGGCAGTTGTTGCTTTTGCTGTTTGACCTGTTGTATCAAATGATGCATCAGCGGAATGACCTTGCGAAGTGAATGAAGATGAGCCAGCAGATGTTTGGGCAGTTCCCTCAAGATCTCCTACGAAATATCCACTCAACGTAACAGCATTCACTGATTGTGTACCAGTAACTGTTTTCGTATTAACAGTTTCCCCAGCCCATAAGCTGTGCCCAACATATGAGTTATAACTATGCATAATAACATTTTCACCGCCGATGTTACCTGAGGCGCCAAACACTGAAATGCTTTCTGCAGCGATATTAATGTCGGGAGCAGATTGAACAATCTGTGCTTCAGATGTAGTTGCAATTGCGCCCTTTGCTGCAACAGTAGCACTACCACCAACTGCTAGTTTGTAATCTACTTTTGCGAACTGCGTAATACTTCCCATTGTAGTATTTGTATAGCTTCCAGTATATGTGTCTTGTCTGCTACCAACAATTGATGTGTATTTGCTTCCGTAATACAAGTCTCTTGACGGACCTTTGATTGTTTTTGTTTCGTCTTTTGCTTGGACGTTATACGAACCACCAACGTTCACATTAAAATCACCGCCGACATTCAACGTGAGATTACCAGAGTAATTAAGTTGCCCATCACCAGTGATAACCATTTTATGGCCACCTGTGACAACTTCTACTAATCCGTCACCTTGTGCAACGACAATGATGCTACCGTCTGGACGCATATCAACGCCAGAACCATCAGCATGTTTAATTAGAATTCTAGGAGTTGTTGTGCTGTCATTATATTCAATGACGTGACCACTCTCAGTTTCAATAACCTGGTTAAGCGGATATTCAGATTGAATACCGCCACGATATTTGCTTAAGTCTACTCCTGCAACAGTTCCTGGAATATTTAACTCATTTATAGAAACACTTTGCTTTGCAGAGTGATTTAAAGATGATGCATTTTCATAGGACTCTTTAGGATATTTAGCAGCTAAATTTCCTGAACCGGCATTACGGGGATCTAAATTATCAATTCTATTGCTCATGTGTTGTCTCTATATCTCATTACATCTTTTAGCCACTGCGCTGCTCTATCTGTTCCGCCTTTTTTGGCGTCAGCCCATCTTCTGGAAGAGCTTGTTCCCGGATTTCTTCCCCACGCCATATCAACGTGTAGATTTCCCCCCATATATGTAGGACCAGCGCCCATTCCAGTAATACCTTGGCTTGCCAAATATCTAGCAAAGTTTAAAACGTCCGGTGGGGGATTATTAACCCCAAAGTTTACTCTGTTGCCGTTTGCATCAAAAACTCGTAAATCTGCAGCCCAACCATAATTATGTCTAACAGAACCTGTTCCCTGTCCAGGCAACTGTCCACCACTTGTAATAACCATCGTAAATCCAGTTGCTCTATGAGCACCTTCGAGTATTGCCATTAGTTGGGGTTGAATATTTAAAGGCCGTGGATTTCCTGCATTTTTATTACCATATTTAACGCCTCCGCCAGTAGGTAGACCAAGGTCTTTATTAGTTGCGGGTTTTTGTATTACAGGTTGTTTAACGTTACTTTTACCCAATTTGTTTTCAATGAATGTATCAAGATCAAAACCAGGTGCGAGCAGATTGGCTTCTTCCCATCCCTCATAATCAGGATATTCAGCTGCATTAATCATTTTTATTCCAGGATATACGTTATATATCGTTGCGATAAGTCTCTTTGTTGATTCTTTTGTTTGAGGTGTGACGGCATCTTGTGTATATGTTACACCATCGTCGAATGAACCACCAGCAACGATAATATCAATACTATTGGGTGACGTTATGTCAGGATCTGGTCCAGGTTTACCGATAGGAATACCACGTTCGATAGTTCCATCACCCCAAATATAATAGTGCCATTCTGGGTCACGCGGATAACCAAGACCTTCTTTGTAATCTAATCTATCCTTAAGTCTATAATCAGGATTCAGCGTCGCGGCCGTCCAGTAAAATACAACTTTATCAACAGCACGTGAGTTACTTGCGAGTTCAACAGTAAACTCTTCAAGGCTGTTGATTGTTGTTTCCGGCACTGTCGTATTACCCATTGTTGAAATTGGATTTGTAGATACGATTGCGCCGTTAGCCGTTGGCGACGAATTCAACATTGATGCAACGCTGCCAAGAGCATTTTGAAATCCGCCAAGTTTATCTTCGATTTCACTAAAAGTTAATCCTATCGCTTGATCCTTTATTGCGTCAAAAGCACCAGTGAAATCATTATTAGAAAATGCTGTGAGAACGTCTGCAGCTACATTTTTAGAAAATGAATTTGCTGGCAGATTAAATCCTGTTGAAATCTGTGATACTGAGTTATTCATTTTGTGAAGTGTGTCAAGTATAGGCAAACCAGTAATACTACCGAGAACGTTACCAATACCAGATGTAATACCATCAGTAAGTTTTGATAAATCAGCATCGATTTTAAGATTAATTGATCCTGACAAGAAATCGTCAATCTGCGGTAACTCTGCTTTGAGTGCTGGATTAAAATCACTCACCGCCGATTCAATAGTTCCTTTTATATCGTTAGACGTAATTTCGGGAGACAATGCTGCCATACCAGCTGCAATTCCTGCCGCTGTTGGTAATGCAACGCATATGTTATTAAATGTAGGTGCCACAGTAGTTCCTGTCAATGAATTTGCGATATCGTTTTCAGAGCTGCTAAGTTCTTTTTTGACTTTATCCCCAACTCCAGACAAACTTTCTGTTAACTCTGCGGGAGCGTTTTGAAGATTGCCCATTGCACTTTGCAGATTTTGTGGAACAGTCGTAGCGTTCTTGAGTTCGATCTTAAGCTTAGTCGAAACATCAGCAATAGGAAAATCCCCAGTGATTGAGCTTAACGACTTGACGCCATTATTGACTTGACCAACAACACTACCAACAACACTTGTATTAAGAGACGCAAATCCACGCTGAGCTTCATCTAAACCAGAAAGGATATCTGGTGTATTGATTTGCGCTTTGATACCGCCTAACTGACTCTTTAGTTGACCTTTAAAGAATGTTGACATTATTTAACCTTATTGTGCATTTGATGGTGGCGAAACAGGAGCAGATGATACTTTGTGTGCAAATGAATTAAAAGCATCAGCTGCATATGCTAGTCTTCTTCCATAGTGGCCAACATCATCGCGACCACTATTTACCCTAACAGAAAACGGCGCCTTTTGCCACCTCTGATCGCCTTTCCACATTGCAACCGAGAATTCACTAACTTCATAGTAAGCTTCAACCCTATCTGCCGCGTGTCTCGCCGTTGTTGCCTCGGGCCCCCATTTAGATAATCTGAGCCCCCCTACATCGCTTTTTAGTTCGTGAACGACAAATGCTGCCTGCATTCTAAGATCAGGCATTTTATATCCTCCCTCGTCTGTAAAAAGTTCTGCCCTTTCAGCCGCGGCAAAAGCCAAAAGATTGTCATATCTTTCCCTGCGCCATTGTGCAATACCATGAGCACCTGTACCGCCACCCTTTTTATTATATGCCATAGGATTTATTTTAGGACCAGATTCTGTCATAAAGTTGCCAACAAATCCTGCAGCAAGTTCCTTT